CATCCCAATTTTTGCTGGCAGCACCGAAAATAAAGCCAAGCATTAAAGGAACCCATATTTTGTCATTGCCACACAGATTGTTGATGTCAAAATCTTTTTCGGAATGGCTGTTTTCAAAATCATCCATTGCAAAGTCTCCTCACTTCGGAAGCGTCAAATTCAGGACGCTTGCCAGCTGGTTCAGGTCGATGCCACGCTCTTTAGCGAGGTTCTGCGCCATCGTTCGGAGCTGTGCTTCGTTCTTGCCCTGAATCAGGTTCAAGCCCTGCATGATGGGGGCGCTCTGCCCACCCAGCTGCTGGATAAGTCCCATCGGGTTCTGCCCGGCGCGAGCCAGATTTGCAAGCTGCATGATAGGGCTGTGAGTAATCATATCAAACGGGGAGGACATCGCTTATTCTCCTTTCTTCGCTGCGGCAGTGGGCTTAGAAAAGCTCTTCTGCCACTTTTCCAGTTCATCCAGCCTGTGCACGAGTGCATTGTATTGCTCAATAGGCACATACTGCTGTGTCGGTGCAGCGGTCTGCTGCGCCTGTTGTGCTTGCATTTGCCGCCATGCTTCAGGGCTGTAGAACTCCTGTACATAGGATTCGCAGGTGTCCGGGTTGAGCCGCTTACAATAGATCACGCCGCTGCGCAAGTCCGGGCAGTAGGTCGGTCTGCCATACAGGTCAGACGGTATTGCCAAAAACTCTTCCCTGCTGGAAACGGGTCTGCCGAGCAGCCAACCGCCATCTTGTGCCGACTGCTGAACAGGCTGCTGCCCATTCATCGGCTGCGGACGCTGCGGTTGTGCCTGTTGCATCTGCGTGTTCGGCAGGGGAGTGGCAAGCCCAACTGTGCCCATGCCGCCGTAAGGATTGACGGGCTGCTGCGGAACGTAGGACGCTCCGGGTGTCGGATAATAACTCATAACACATCCCTCCTTGTGCATCCAGTGTACTGCATCGGCAGAAAACGAAAGACAACGAACGTCAAACGAAGGACAAAAAAGAAAAGTGCCCACACGGCACAGGGCCGTATGAGCACTCAAACATTTGCACGCAACGCGTATAAAATTTTCAAAAAAGCCTTGACAATTACACGCATTGCGTGTATAATAAAGACAGTGAAAGACAGCACAAAAACACATGGAGACATGGAGGTAACAATTATGAAAAAGCTCACTGCTGACGAGTTCGCAACTAAGGTTATGGCCACCGGTACCGAAATTGAGTGCGACAACGGCGTTTGGATGATTTACGCGCACCTTACCGATGATGGCGACGTCAAGACATCTCATCTGGACGCTCGCGACCTGATGGTCACTACCAGCATCGAACTCTCCGATGAAGAGGGTGAGGCACTCATGAACGGCAATCTGGACGACGTTGAGAGACAGGCCGTCGTGGAAGATCTTTACCCGAAGTATCTTGAAGCTCTGGAAGATATGGAGTAAAGAAAAGTCCCCAGCCGATGTGCGAACATCGACCGGGGAGATTTAAGAAGGAGAAAACTATGTATACTACCGCAGAACTGTTCGCTATCGCAACCGACCCGAAAACATCCCGGGCAGCGTTCCTCAACAATGTCACCCTCAGCATCCCGGATGATGCCGACGGGCGCGTGGATCTGGATGCCGAGAAGGCAAGGCTGTCCACCATCTGGGATTTAGCTCATCTTCCAATGCGTGAGCTAGTGGACCGCACTGGCCTGTCGCAGACCGCTTTTGCAAAGCAGGCGGGCGTCCCGCTGCGCACCGTGCAGGACTGGTGCGGAGAAAAGCGTGCGTGCCCCACATACGTCCGATTCCTGTTGGCCGAGCATTATAATCTGCTATAACCTTAACCAGATAAAATCCGTGGGCTGTGGTATAATAAGGGAAGAAAGCCCTTAAAGAAAGGAGAATTATTATGGATGCAAGAATGATTAGTTTTTGGGGTTGCGAAACCAACCCATGCGCAAACCCCGATACGGCAAATAACGGAGGGGGATACTCTCAGCCGTCTGGAGGCATCCTTGTTGCCCTCGAAAACGGGGAGTATCTTACTGTCACCGTGGACGATATGTCTTGCGGCGATTTTGGCAGCAGAATTGGTTGGACTATCGACAGTTCCGACAGTCGTAGATGGGGCGGATGTTATGGCACCATGGACGATGCCATGGTAGACAATGACTGGACAGAGGAGTCTCTGGGCTCAGTGTCTGGCGTGTACGGGATTGATGCCCGTGCAATGTTATCGGATGCGGTTTTGGCTGTGCATATTGCCGCATAAAGAAACCCCCGATGCTCCACACGGAACACCGGGGGTTTTATGCTGCCAAAACAGCAAAGTCTAAAATCAAGAGCGGAACCGCCCACAGGCAATGCCGCTCTCTACAAAGGCAGTAGCCTTTCAAATCATAAATCGTATGGCGTATAATGCAAAGACGCATATACCGATAAAACCACGCCTATAAATGCACTATGCCAAAACGGAAGGACGGCTTTTAGAACGCTTGATGTCGCCCCAAAAATAATCAGAGCGAACAAAACACGGGACAAAAAGTGATATATTTTATTTGCCATAATTCGTATAAAATCGTCTCCCGCATGGTACGCACTGCAAGTAGGCGGGCAGGAGCCTGTATCAACGAAAAAGGCCCGCCATGATACGCATCGTTGAGAGGCTTGACGGGTTCAGATATCCACCCTAATGCGCTTCTTCGAGAGGCCGGGTGGAGAAAAAGGCCCGCCATGATACGCATCGTTGAGAGGCTTGACGGGTTCAGATATCCACCCTAATGCGCTTCTTCGAGAGGCCGGGTGGATTTGTTGAGATTATTATACCACAATCCGTGCAAAAAGAAAAGCGGCAGACCCGAAAGTCTGCCGCTTTTTGAATTGTCAGAGCAAAAGCTCAAAACCAATCCCTAGACAAAATTATTATATCACACATCCAGCATTTTTTCAATGCCTTTCAGTCGGTAGCCTATCGCCGTCCGGCTGTAATGCATCTGTGCTGCAATGTCCGGCAGTGGGAGCCGCTCAACGTACCGCAGTAAGGCTATCTTACGGTCTACCCTCCCAAGCGGTGCGCTTTTAATGGCGGCGATCATCCTCTGTCGGTCAAGTCCTTGCAGCGCAGCGGGCAGCACTACACGAGCCGCCGCCACAGGCAGCACCGAGCCAGAAAGGCTGCGGCAGCTGTCCGGCGTTGCGCACCATATTGCCAAGCACGGCAAACTGGTGACAAAACGTCACCAGTTTGTTGACATTGCCGAAATGGTATGTTTTCGTGAGGTCGCGAAAACGTGCGCAGACCATTTTCGTGATGCCACGAAATTGTTCTTGTGCGGCGAGCATCTCGGTGACGTCACCGAGATGCTCGTATGTAATGCTTGCCATAATATCACTCCTTATTGTGAACAATGAGATAACGAATTGCGGAAATTTTGACGATAACGCTATCATCCGGGTTGTTTTGTTGCACACCGCTGAGCGCAACGTATTCGCCATTTATCCACAAAATATTTCCTTCCAACCGCATGAGCCATTTTCCGCTGCCATCGAAATCAGCGGCATGATTATCCAAGTCGATTTCGAGGTAAAAACCATCGTTCTGTTTTGCAAAGTATTTTTGCAGAATAGAAGTGATTTCTTTCGTACTCATGTTTTCGGAATCAGCAATGACTTTGATGTAGTGGTAATGAAACATTTTTTGTCTCCTTACAGTGTAATTTCCTCAGCGTTCGCCTTGTCATCAGCATCCAGCGCATCGTAGTACGCCTGCGCAAGGGCTTCCACCTCTGCGATGTCGTCCTCCGTCAGCAGGCCGCTGTCCAGATGGGTATACGCTTTGTCCAACCAGTATGCCACGTCGCGTCTTGCGGAAATCTCCCGTTTGATGGAGCGCAGGGTCAGGTCATGCCGTGCTTTGGATTTAATTGCCATAAGTACCTCCTTATGTGGTAGTCATGGACGCAATGGCGTCCTCCAGCTTTTTGATTGCAATGTTCACGTCCCTCTGATACCCCAGCTTAACCCCCGCACCGTCACCAGCCTGCACCACAGTGTCAGGACCGTACGCTGTGAGGGCTTTGTAAGCAGCAATTTCAGCAGGGGTGAGCGGAGTTTCGATGGGAGCGTCTAGAACGTAGAATAAAATGTATTCTCCTTCTTCCGGGTTTTTAGCGCCAATGGGAATAAAAGCCTGTATATTGTTTGTGTCTACATAAAAGTGAATGGTATCGCTAGTAAACGAAACTAAATATGGCAATCTATTGCATAGGGCTTTTACTGAATAATCTTTACCTTTGAGTGGCAACCGAATCGCAAGTCGTTTTGTTGCCACCAAATTAGTTGTACCCGTAATTGTACAGGTTGACAAGTCTACAACGTTCACCCTCTGCACCTTCACCCCTCTCTCCAAGTCAATCTCATCGCAAATCCACTGCTGGCCGTTTTGGTCAGTGTAGTTGCCGCCAGAAGTGACAGGAATGCCGGGGAGACCAGTGGGAGTGGGCAGGGTGAGGAGCTGCTCACGGTAGGGGGAGTAGGCGGTGGATGAATCCAACGACACCATTAGCTCACTGAAAGCTGCTTCATCCTCACATTGAATGACCATGTACTTGGATGTAGCAGAAATTTCTACTTGTCGTTTTGAATCCGCGTTTATAGCGCTGGACGGACGAACCACAGATCCTTTAGTGGGTAGTGCATCTACGACCGCAACACGGAATTTAGTTCCAATTTTGTTTCTCGTAACATAGTATTTAGCTCCTGTAACCACTTGCAAAACACTTGATACATTTCCGACGGCCAAACCAACACTGTCTGCTACCGAGTTGATAAAATATTGTTGAAACCCCTGTTCATAAAACAGATTCTTCCCCGTCACCTTCACTGTCAAACTCCCGCCGTCACCAGCGCTCACGATAGGCACAGGTGCATCCGGCGTGGGTTTGCCGTCCTGCGTGCTCCGACCGTACACGGTCAGGCCGCACAGGGGCGCAGGGAAAGCGTCGTCAACGCTGAGCGGGTTGCCTGTCTCACTGCCTGTGAGGATGTTCTGCCGCACCTTTACTGCGCTGATCGCGTCACCTGTGGCTTTTGCGTCAGCGGCTTCGCCCTCGTGGGTGAGGGTGGTGTCCAGTGCTACGGCAGGGCCGGTCTCTCCTTTAGGGCCTTGCGGGCCGGTATCACCTTTTTCGCCCTGTGGCCCCTGTGCACCCTGCGGGCCACGCTCGCCCTGAATGCCTTGCGGCCCCTGTTCACCACGAGGACCAGTCTCGCCCTGCGGGCCAGTGGCACCCGCAGCACCCGTGGGGCCTTGAGGGCCTGTCTCACCCTGCGGGCCGACCGGGCCGATGGGGCCGGTGTCGCCCTTGTCACCTTTCTCGCCTTTGAAGTCACCGCTTGCGATACCGTTCTTCAGCTCCTGCAGACTGCCAGCGGCTTCCTGAGCGCTCTGGCTGGCACTGCCTGCACTGGTGGCGGCTTCACTGGCGGCGGTCTGGGCATCGGTCTTGGCCTGCTCTGCGGCGGTGGCATCGGCGTGGACGGCATCCACCAGCTGCTGCCATGCAGGGGTGCCCGGCTCCGGCTCGGTGCCGTCCTCTGTGCCGGAGTTGGCGCTGACACGATACCGCAGGTCTGCGCTGGTCATCACCTTTGCGCCGTCGCTGCCCTCAAAGGTGATGCAGCCATTGCCGGGCTGTGCGGTCACGCTGGCGGGCACGTCCACATAGCCGTCCTCCACCAGCGAGGATGCCGGGTCTTTGCCGTCCGGCACGTGCCAGAAGCAGCGGATAGCCAGCCCTTCCCACTCGCCGGAAGCGGTGACGGCAAGGCGGTACACGCCCCGGTTCTTGGTGTAGCCAAAGCGCACCAGCTGCTCATAGCCCGGCACTTTGACGACGCCACTGGATGCGAGAGATACGCTTTGCTCGATCATAAATTACTCCTTGTTGATGGTAGGCTTCTTTTCCGCCAGTGCCTTTTTCATCATGCTGACGGCCTTTTCGATCACGCTGTCCAGCACTTCATCGGTGATGAAAGGCTTCAGCCAGTCCGGCAGTGCGCCGCGCAGCGCGGCAAAGACCTGTGCCTTTTTCTTTGCGCCCTGACCGCTGCCCATGATGCTGTTTTCAGCGATGGTCACGAGCTCCAGCGCCCACTGCTTGACGTACTGCTTGTAACCCAGCCGGATAGCACCAACGGCCAGAGAAATAAAGCCCAAGGCCATCAGAACCAGGGCGACGGGGGTGGGGATAAAGTTAAGCATTGCTTCCATGATTTGTTACTCCTTTCAGCAGGTAGTTGTTGATATCGGATTTGCTTTTTTGCATACCTTCGCGGTTGTTGCCGGACAGCTGCGAATCCAAAAGATTTTGCACGCCAACGAGTACGAGACGCATTTCTTCATCGAGGCCGTCAAAGCGGCGCAGGTCTCTTGCAAGGGCCTGCGCGTGCTGAAGCTGTCCCTGTTCCAGCACGCCAAGTCTTTTTTCGAGCGTATCCATTCGCTTGTTCTGCGCATCGTCGGGGGCCTGTGCCTTTTTGACGTACTTGTGGATGATGTCCAGCACCTTGTCGATAGTGATGGCGGCGGCGCACAGGCTGCCAAGAACGCCCAGCACCCACAGCAAAGCTTCTTTTTCGGTCATTTACCCTCCCGGAGACGGGTCAGGCCCTTCTTGCTGATGATACCCGCATAGTCCTTGTATGCGTGGCTCATGTCAACATTAGTGCTCACGCCCGGCACGCTGGCGGTGCTGGTGTACTGCCACATGCCAAAGGGCCAGCCGGGAGCGGGCTTCTTCGTGCGGTAGGCAGCCAGCCACACATCGTAGGGCTTCAGCGCCGCGCCGCCCATGTACAGGAAGGTGTTGCCGAACCACAGGCCGGTGTAAAGCAGAGCGTACACGCCCCAGCTTTCCACCGTGCTCAGCATGTAAGCTGTCAGGTCGGTCAGTGCGACCTTGCCCAGCGGCTTCTGCACCTCGTCCTCAATGTCCACCGCCACAGGCAGCTCAAAGCTCCTGCCGGTGAGCAGCTTCTTGAAATAGGCCAGCTCCTTGTCAGCCTGCTCCCGATCGACTGCCTTGAAGTAGCCATACACGCCGCAGGGGATGCCCAGCCGCTTGCATTCGGCGTAGTTGCGGGCAAACTGCGGGTCAGTGTAGGGAGCACTGGGCCTGCCCGCTGCACTGTTGCCCATGGCGCGAATTATCACACCGTCCACTTTTCCGCTTGCCTTGACCTTCTCCCAGTTGATCGTGCCCTGATATCGGGATACATCCATGATTTCAGCCATAGCGTCCTCCTTACTGCGTGATTTCCTCAAAGCCGCTCTTGATGAGCAGCGCCTTGACCTTCTCCTTCAGCAGGCGGGGGCAGCGCTCATACAGAGCCTTTGCATCCTCCATAGTCTCAGCATACATGATTTCCTGTGCCCACAGCTTCGCCATCATACGTACCATCCTTTCTAATTTTTGTGTGATTTTATGCATAAACAATCTCGCTCATTTCAAGCAAGCATTGCCTGAGCATCTTGTTTTCTTCCTGCAGTGCCGCCACTGTCTCCGGCAGCTTCTTCCAGGCTTCGGCCTTTTTGCGCTCTTCTTCCTGCGCGGCCAGCTCTTCGGCGGTGTAGCGGATGTATCTCTGCACCGGCACCTGTTCCACCCATTCCTCCTGCGCCTGAACGCCGGGACGGTCGATGATTTTCTGCACGTCCTTGCCACCGTTCGGATACTCGGTCACTGTCTCCCAGTGCCACTGCTCTTCCACGCCCTCTACGGCGGGGTGGGTGACTTCTTCAGTGTCGTCCACCAGATACCCAAGGGTCAGGTCGGGGTTTTCCACGACCGCGCCGGTCTCGTCAATGATTTTCATGGTTCAAAACCTCCTTTCTCAGGCCACGCGCCGCCAGATGTGCACATAGTAGGCGGCGGGCTGCACGGTATAGCTGCGACCGTAAATCGAATTCGAGCGGGAAGCATCAAAAGAAATATCATATGCCGACCCTTCATATCCAGCATATCCACAAAAAGGAGAGCTAACCTCTGTAACTGCCAAAGCACCTATTGACGATATGGCGTTTTTATTACCGCGAAATGGTGATGTTTTACCGTTATTTGAGGTTTCGCTTAAACTACCTGCAATGTTCGGCAGTCCGGCCTCCACGGTGGTGCCCGCTGCGTGGGCGTAGGATGCACCCATCAGCACCCGGTTCTGCGCAATCTCCTGCCAGCTGCCGCCGAACAGTGCGGCGGGGCTGGTGGGGTCGGTGCTCTGGTAGATGCTGCCCACCGGATGGTCTGCAAGCTTTTGCGCTTCAAGAAGCCTGTTTACTTGTTCCCGTGTGTAGTAGTCGGATAAATCAGCTTTTTGCACGCTGTCCTTCCACGCGCCCGTGTCGCTGTCCCACGTCCAGATGGTGTCGGTCGTGCCGACCACTGCCCACCAGCCGTTTTCGCCCACCGGCACAGCAGTCTTGAGGGCTTCCGGCGTGGCGTACCAGCCCTGTGCACCGATGGTGATAGTGCGCACCTGCTCAAAATACTCTTTGGTCCCTTGCAGGTTTTTGGCAGACTCCGTCTCGGACACTTTCGCATTTTTTTCGCTCTTCGCTGCATTTGACGCACTCGTGACTGCTTTGTCAGAGTATTCTTTCAAATCGACCTTAACAGCGTTCGCAGCATTTGCAGCCGCTTGTTCTGCTTTAGCCTTTTCGGATGCAGCAGCATGCGCTGCCGAAACGGCTTCTTCCTTTGCGTTAATTGCGCCCGCAACGGTACTCAGCTCGTTTAAGGTGGATGCATTGATTGGCGTTCCTTCTTTTGTTGGCTCGTCATTTCGGATAAGAGTGACAATTTCGGATGTTCCATCCGATTTTACCATTGTCCACCGACCCGGATATTTCGCCACACGGTCTTCAAAAACCATATTGTCCATCTCCTGTCATGTATTCGCCGGAAAACGTAACGTATGTTTTAGCAAGCGTTTCAATGTCGAACAAAATTTGCTCGATTTGATTCATCCTTGAAAAATCGAGTTTATTCATGCTTTCTGGCGTATCTGCAATAGCAGATGGGCCAGAGCATTTAGTGCGAATGGAGTTGATGTTAGAAAGCCAACGTGTTGCATCGGAGATTTTCATATATCCATCGACTGTCCAATCAGTCCGAACAGAAACAGACGCGCCAACAATGGAGCCAAGCTCTTGAATGCCGGATTCAATGCGGTTAAAATCCGTATAGCTTAAAGCGCCCTTCATTCCGGCAAGCCATTCCGATTGTTCGACTTTTGTCCACGTGCCTGTTCTCGCCTTTGCGGTAATTTCTTTCACGCGGTCAACATCTGATTGCGTTCGGTCTGTAATCCAACGAGCCATAAATTATTCTTCCTCAACTCTGTTTTGATACCCGATAGGCAAATTGCTCGGAACGGTAAACATGTAATGATAGCACTTGCGGCCATCGTTGCCAGAACCGATACAATCATAAAAAAATAATTCCTCTTTGTCATTAGAATCGCCAAGATGTGCTTTGTCCCAATACCTTGAAACAACAATAGAACGATAATAGATATCCCCAACAGAAGGATTCATGCCAAAATATTCAAGATGTGTAACGGGAGTTCTCGTCCACTGCTGATACGGGCTGTAATCGTCTCCGACGGTAAAAAAAGGATTTCTCAAAAGTTCTTTTGCTGTAGGGAGCGGGCTTCCTTCTACGTTGCATCCATAACCCCAAATTTCGTTAATAGAACTACTGTTATCTGGAAATCCGTAGTATATTTCTTTTGCGGAAGGTAAAAATATACTGCGAGATAGAGTAGACACAGCAGAAGGTACATAATTGTTAGAATCATTTTTTTTGAACGCTGGGGTATAATAAAAAGTAGTTTTGCCGATTTTTTTCTGCATGAAATCAGAAAAAGAATTTTTTATGTTTCCGTTCAATAAGGCATCAATACTGCTGGTCGAATACTCTGCGGGAGTTGTCATTTTACTATCCCACGCAATGTTTTCTGCTTTTGCGTCTTTAAGAGCAAGAAGCGTTCTCCCTTTTCCATTTAATTTTGGCTCGTAATTATGCTTTGAGACAAGAAAAGCGGTATAAACGCCAGCGACGGAGATGTAAACGGTATCGCCTTCTTTGAGGTTGGAAATCTCATCCGCAATCGCAGTAGCATTGCAAGAAGCAGAAAGGCTCGCAACTGTAGCTGTAATCGTTGCATTTCCGCTGTGTAAATACGTAACGTTGCAGACAGATACGCCGCGTTCGTTCTTGATGACATTCAGCTCAACGATACCAGCGGGAGATGCATTCCAAACAATAACAGGGGAATCGGCAGATGCAGGGGTAAGCGTTGCAGTGAGCGTGATCGTGTCGGAAGGATGTAAGTAAATCTCAGAAGCATCGATTTGTAACGAATCAACATCTTCAATCATATACCCGGTAACGGAGCCCTTGAAGCTACCATTAAACGTGTAAGAAACATCCGTGATCAACAAGTTAGAAGAATATCCGAACTGATGATTGAGCTTGACAAAATCAAGAGCATCGTTGTGCGGGCTTGCACGATAAGACAGGGTAGCTTTTCGACGATTAGAAAGCACTTTATAGCTTTCAGTTAGAACATTCTTTGGCTGGGAGACGATGGAAGAAGAGATAAGCGCATTATTTACACTTTGCGTAACGCCATCGCCAGTAGCACCATTCGGATACAATGACGAAACTCCATTTAGAGAGTAAGAGATGTTTTTTAACTTATTAGAAAAAGTGATTTCCGGATACTGATAATCATTGATTTCAGTGATTTCATAAATGTCGGACTTGTTTTCAGGAAGGTACGGAACCCGGTCAATCCGAATCTCACCGTTTCTTGTCTGATACAAAGCCATACCGGCTGCGTTAGCAGAAAGCTGTAGCACATCAGCGTTTTTATACGAAGAATTTTCGTTGCTAAAATCAGCTGTATAATCCTTCAAAGATTCATTGATGTAATAGCTGATACCGGAAACATCAAGAAGTTCCAAAGCGTCATAACACATTTCGTATAAAGTTCCGCTTTTCCTTCCGGTATATAGTGAATCGATTAAAAACACCAAAGCATCTCGAGCTTCAAAGGAAGCGGTAATGCCATTAGAAGGAATGTTCCAACTAGAAAGGTAAAACTTACCTCCGTTAATCCATTCAGTCTGTCCGTCCAAGTCCATGCCATACTTTACAAAAACAGCTTGGCGTTCATACAGATACTTATAGAGACCGTCTGGGTTGATAGGATTCCATTTTTGGTCGCTGTTATCAACGGAAAAAGAAATTGAATCCTTGGAAAGCTGGCCGGAAATTGGGTCTCGCTTTGATTTATGGGAATACGACAGAAGGTCTGTTTTGCTAAATTTCACACGTTGTCCAAATTCCACTTGCGAGATACGAGCTCTTCGGTTTGGAATACACCATTCAAGAATTTCAATAATAACCAAATCATAATTGGAAATCTCAAATTCAATTGAAGTTTCGGTGGAATCGTTGTTGTCAATTTGCTTTTCCAAAAGAAGAGCGGTTCCTTTGTAAGCGGAAACTTTAAATGATTTTGCCCATTCATTTAAAATTTCAGACCAAATGATTGTCAGACCCGGTATTTTTTCTTCGTGGCTTTTACTAAAAGAAAATGTGATGGTTGGATGATTGGAGCTTGATACGCATTCGCCGCTTACATAGCCGCATTCTTGATACGGTTCAGAATTCGGGACGATATCAAAGCTTCCATCTAAAACCCAAAAATTAGTTTCAGCAGTCGCGTAATTTCCAGAAGTGGAAATGTCCAGGTCAGTGATGGATGCCACGTTGCTAAACACGGTTTGCGAACCTGAACTTGCAATAGCGTCCGTTTGCGCCGCATCATCAGCTGCATGATAAGTAATCTGAATAAAAGCTTCGGGTACAAGCGTATTATTATATTGTGAAAGCCACTTATCGGACGGCTTTACAGACATATAAAATCACCACCTTTAGACCTCAACCAGGCTCAAAGAACAATCCGTCCAGCCCATCACATTTCCGGTGTTTGGGCCCCTTCGCCACATTCCGGCTGTTCGATCGGAAACATACATCTGACGTGTGGAATAAGAAGCTGTTGCTTGATTGTAAAATCGTACCGTGCAATAAAAGTTTGTAGTGAATGGGCCGATGACGGAAGCCCATTGTTTTGCGGTAAGGTATTTCCACTTAAGAGCCACTTTTGCAACATCGTGTCGAACCACAGAGCCAACAACCTTGCCTTGCACGTTTCGGCCAGAATCAACGATGGTTGAAGTCGTTGCGCTATAAGAGGAAGGCTCTGGCAAATCTACGCCGTTCACTGATACAAGAGCTTGCATAATTCACCGTCCCTTCCTTAATAGCTATATACTTCCGTGCCCATGATTTGCACTCCACGGTCAGCCTGCTGCTTTTCGACCGAAGCAGTAATCTGCTTTCCGTCAATAAACAGCCTGACTTCCTTACCACCGGTAATTTCGTCACCATAGCGCTGGAAAATATCAAGAAACGCATTATAGCAGCCGTTGTAAACCGCGCCTTGCAGGTCGGAAGAACTTGTTGACCCGGATGATGTATTGCCGTAGTATCCATTTGCAGAAGTGGTGGAACCTGTAGAAGCATCGTATTCAGGGGTCCCGACGTAAGAAGAATTATCAGTTGAATATTTCCCGCCGAGATTGCTTACAATACCCGCAATCGCAGCGCCTAAGGCAATTGCGGCCGCACCGACAATAAGTGCTACAGGAATGCCGAAAACTGTAGACGAAAGCGCACCGGCAATAGAAGTAAGAAGGCCAACAAACGCAGAGCCGACACTTCCAATCAAGCCGCCCATTGCAGCAAAAATTTCAGGAAAAGAGCTTACAAGGCCACCGAAAAGGCCTTGACTGATTGCAGTGCCAGTAGTGGCTAAAGGCACCTTCAATGCGCTAATTGATGCAGAAATCGTAGTTCCAAGATTGGAAACGCTCTTTACGATATCTCCAAAATTTTTTGTGATGCCGCTCCAAATGACCTTGCCAACTTTTAACGCTTCGTTAAACAGGGTTTTAGATGCGTCCTTTAAAACGCCGGAAATATTGGAAATAAAGCTTTGTGCGTATGCTTTTACCTGATTTCGGTTCTCCTCCCCCATCGCCTGCCAGATAATAGCTGCTGTAGTTGTTCCGATTGTTTTCAAGTCTCCGTTCTGCACAGCATTCCAAAGATTTTGTACTGTGCCGAAGAAGTCATTCTGCAAACCGGAATCAAGTTCCTGCCACTTGCTGCTCAGACCGTTAAAGAAGCCGTCAACGAAATTCGTTGCGGTGGTCGCTCCATAGTCAATCATCTCGTTGCCCTTCTGCTGAACAACGTTTGCCAGATTGGTCATAGCTTGTTCAACGTAAGGAAGTGCTGCAGTGATACCGTTTGCAAGACCTTGAACAATGTAACCACCAATTCCCGCAAACACAGTAGAAGGAGAGTGAATGCCGAGAGCTTCCTTGAAGCCATTGATAAAACCATCAGTGAAACTCTTAATACCATTTGTAACGGTACTCCATGCATCTTTTAGACCGTTGATTAGGCCGTCCCAAATGAATTTGCCAAGTTTTCTTAATTCGTCAGGAAGCTTTTTGAACTCACCGACAATGGACGAAATGATTTTTGGAATTTCAATAACAACGGAAGCTATCATACGCTCCCGCCATTTAGAAATAACGTCAAGAGCTTTGAGAATTGCAGTCCAAATATTTCCAGGCAATTCTTCAAAAAACTTAACAACAGACGAAACGATTTTTGGAACTTCGGTTGTTACAGCAACCACCATGTTTCCGACCCACTCCCCGATTTTGCCAACGGCAAAGCCAAGGGCATAGCCGATTTTTTCAGGAAGAGAGCTGAACCACTCGCCAATGCTGTTTATGATGTTTCCAACCTTTCCGGGAAGAGAAGTCATAAAATCAATGGCCGCATTCCACTTGGTAACGATAATTTGCTTGATGGCTTCAATGCGCTGCTCAAAAACATTTTCGACATAATACATTTTAATGTCGGCTTCTGCGGCAGCATCTGTTTTTTCGCCACTCTCTTTAGTGCCCCATTTGATACCAGCCCAGTGAAGAACAAGGCCAATACCAACACCGGCAGCGGCAACGGCTCCAGCAACAGGAAGGCTTGCACCAACAAGCAATGCAACGCCAGCACCAGCAACGCCACCAAAAATTCCCATCAAAGCAGCAATGATGGTATCAAGAACCGGAAATTCTTTCAGCTTTTCGCCAAGAGAGAATGTGATTCCCGCAAATGTGATAAGTCCGGCAAGACCAATAGAAAGTGTTGCGGCTGTACCAGTGGCTACTCCAAGATTAGTGAGCAACGTAATGCCAGCAATAGAACCAAAAGCAGTAGTTAAAGCGGATTGAATCCATGTGCTTGCATCGCCAAGATTTGCTTCGCCAGTGCCAAGAGCGTAAGTCAGTCCGGCAAGGCTTGCAACAAAAGCGATGCCCATGCCAAGCGTAATGCCATCTGCTCCCATCGTGCGCCAAAGAACAAAAGAGCCAAATGCGGCAGATACCACTTCACCTAAAAGTTCGAGAGGGTTTCCAGTAGAAGCGTAACCTTTGGCAAAGCTAAATACCAACGAAGCTTCAATAACAACAGTCGCAATTGAAAGAGCCAGCTTTTGCAAGTCAGTCATTTTGGAGATTGCGGTCGCAACATCTGTCAAAAAATCAACAATTTTCCACAATGCAAGCGCAGCAGTGACAGCGCCGATGATGGGGAGCATATCCTTGATTTTCTGCTTAATAGCATCGATCTGCTTTGCGAACTCTTCATTGTACTGCTTGAACATATCGTAGCCGGACAGGTCTACATCGCCCAAGATGTTTCCAGCAGATGCGCCGCTGCCAGAACCAGAACTTCCCTGTGTGGGGTCAATGATGTTCAGTTCATCAAAGCCCATCGTGTAGTCCTTGAGGGCTTTGGCGGCTTTCTTTGTCGAATCGGCCGTGTCATCCATTGCGTCGCCGATACCGCCAACGCTATCAGCGCTCTTGGTGAAATCAGTAAACACGACCTTTACACCCATCAGCTTTGCCACCCACTGGACAAATTCTCGGATAAGTTGGACGGCAGCAATCAGCGGGGGAAGAATGGATTTCATGGCAGGGTAGAGCAGAGAGCCGACAGACTTCGCCAGCATATCCAACTGCGCTTTCAGAATCTTAATCTGATTTGCAGGGCTTTGGATGGTCTGTGCAAGGTTGCCCTGCACGTTAGCGGTCTGCTTCATAATGGCAATGTAACGTAGAACCGCCTTATCTGCCTGAGACAGACTAGAAACCTGTTTGTTAAAGCCCAAGGCTAAAAGTTCCTGCTGTAACCGCGCCTGAGACAGATCAACGCCCAAACGGCGAATAGGCTCAATCTCACCGGAGATTGCGGAGGACATTGCGGTAAAGGTCTCTGCAACGTCCTTGTTCCAATAGGAACCTTCGTCATAGGCAAGCTGGGTCAGGTTCTTGGACAGAATGTATGCTTTGTCGCTGGTCAGGCCGAACGAAGTACCCAAGCTCTGGATAGTAGCCATGTAGGTCATCGCTTTGGTCGGGTCAACGCCAAGCAAGCCCTGCATCTTGCTAATGAGCGTATCAGCTTCGCCGCTCAAATTGCCCATAGCATTATGGAACAAGTCTGTCGCTTCATAGAAGTCGTTAAATTTCGCAACAGCGTTGCCAAGATACTCAGCAATGGCTTTCAACGAAACCAGCTTTGCCATGTTTCGCATAAAGCCGTTCATCTGATTGGACAGGCTGAGATAGCTCTTGCGCTGCTTTTCGTTGGCTGCGGTCACGCGGTTCGCCTGTGTGACCACCTTGCTCAACTGCGGAGGGAGCTTTGCAAAAGCGTTGCTAACCTTATCAAGCTGAGATACAAGGGGAGTAAGGGCAGTAGAAATCTTCTGACAAGAGCTTGCAAAAGAATCAAGGTCTGTCGCTTTCAGCTTGTCGGTCAGGTCAGGAACCTTTCCGATCGCATTGAAAGCGCTACCAAGAGCTTTAAGGTTCGATGCGTCCAGAATGGACAGCGGAGCCAAAGCGTTAGTGAGCTGAGTAATGCTTCCAGACATGGAGTAAAAGTCCACGCCGTTCAAGCCAGACACAGCCGCAGGAATCTTCTTGATTGCGTTCACGACCGTGTTAATGCTCTTTGTGCTTGCAGTCGTGTTGACATTGGAAAGCCCATTCAGAAAGCTGGTGATTTTGTCCAGCCCGGACATTCCGGCAGATGCCTGTTTCAGCGTTGCAATGGAACCGGCCAGCTTGTCAAGGCTGTTCACAACCTTTGTGACGTTGCCCTTCGTCCGCAAATTAGAAATGGCGGTAGCGAGCTTGTCGATATTAAGCTCTGCGCCCTGCGATTCCGCAGAAATTTCTACGGATAAGCTCGTAATATCAACATCAGCCATCACTACCACCATCACTTTCCATCATAGAGAACATCGTTCTCTTGATTCGCTCCTGCGCCTCAACTGCGCGTTGGTATTCATACTCATCTTTCTCCTTTTGGGTAAGGGGAAGCGGTCTATCCATGTACTTGATAGGCTTAGACCCTTTCTTTCGGAACATATTGCCAACCGTAGAGGAAAGCGCAGATGCCATGTAAAAGCCATTTCTCCATGCTTCTGTGTTGGCTCTGCGTTCCCGTAGTTCCTCTGCGTCACGGTAGACCTTTGCCAGCCAGACATCGCCGTACCAAAACTGGTCATAGGTCATGCCGATGGAGATGTAATAGGCTTCTACATCGTGGAACAGCTTAGAGAAGGAGAATGGCTCTTCCTCTCCGTCCGTTTTCTGAGATTGTGCAGTTACACAATCTCCCACGTTGCGTTTTTTGCGGTCTTGTCCTCAGTGTCAGTTGCCAGCAGGGACTTGGAAGCGTCCATGAACATTTCAAGCAGAACGCCCATCAGGTCTTCCTTATCCTCGATGTGCTGGAACATCTCGTCCACGACCTTGCGCTTGATGCCCTTGTTCCGTGCGATGAAAGCGCCGTAAAACAGGGCACGAGAGTTAGACAGCAGATTGGTCATCTGGGTGTACTGGCCAATCTGAAAGCCTGCGCGTTCGGTGGCTTCCACGCTGTCACGAGTAAAGGTCAGCTCATAAGTGTTCTTGCCATCGGGGGAATGAAAGCTGATAACCTTAGCAGCCATAATAAATGCTCTCCTTTATAAATAGGGGCAGAACCAAATCCGTTGTTCAGTTCTGCCCGGTTTGATTGATTCGATTTTTGCGGTTTAGCCGCCAGTGACAGTCAGGGTCTCGCTGAACTCAGGCTTCTTGGTGAAGATGCAGTTGATGGTCATTTCCACAACCTCGTCTACGCCAAAGCCGGACAGACCAACCTGATGCATACCCTGCCAAGTGAAGCCGGAGCCGTCCTGCATTTTCAGGGCATAGTACTTCACGGCATTGCTCTCGGAAGTCTCATCATAGCCAGCTGCCTTGACTTTCGTATAGTCAGCCTTGTTGTAGTTGGCAGTGAAAGATTTGGTATCGCTCTGGATAATGCCAAAGATGTTGACCTGCATGGGGTCAGACAAGGTGGTGGCATCCAGAAGGTTAGGCTCGGAGATCAGGTCGGGCACATCCTTGATGTCGCACAGCTTCGTCAGAGCGGTTGCGCTGTCGCCACAATACAAGGTGGTATTCAGACCGGAGATAGCAGTACTCATAGAATGTTTACCTCCTTAGTTTCGGTAAATCATTCCGTCCTCTCCGATTGTTGCCCCGTAGCTGCAATCAATCCGATAGACGGAATTGTTGTACAGCCCATTCAACGGGGCAAACGATTTGCGATAAAATTTAAGCGGTTCAAGAACAGAATCCACGATGCCAACAATGGAACGTGCTTCTGCAATGCGCCCGGTGTCCTTATTGGAGTAGACCCGCACACGCAGGGAAACGGCAGCGTACTTGCTGTGCCCAGCAGAATCAATGTGCACAGGCAGATTGCTGTTTTCCTCTATCTGCACACACGGAAACTTTTTGACGTTGCTGTCATTGATTTCACCGGTGACGAAAATGCCAGGGACTTGCTTTCGCAGCTCCTTGGCAACAGCCGTGAAGATGGAATTGAAATAATCAATCAACTATTCCAAACCTCCCTCCACGTTGCTTCGACTTGAGAAGCCATTTCTTCAACAGCTCCCCACATAGCCATAGCTGGTTCGTTACCATCGGTGTAATTCAACTGGCCTTTACCATCCACCTGTTTGACAGGCGTACCGGCATTACCAGATTCGCCGTAGTAGTACCATCTGCGGTTTGCGCCTTGCCCTTTTCCGTAGGAGCCATGCGCACCAACGCCGGGCGGCAGCTCACCGCCATATCCGTTGTGGTGTGCACCAGTGCCAAACTCGATAAAAGCAACTGATTTGCCCTCTGCAATGATGGTGCAGGTCTTGTCTTTTTGGTTGATATGGCATTTCACGTCATTGGAGCCAGCGTATTCCGCATTAGCAAAACGTATCTTTGCAACTTCAAGACCTAACCACGAAAGGCGAAAAGCAAGTGCTTTAGCCTTTTTGTTCAGGGTGGTCTTGTACTCCTGTATCTGACGTTCCGCATCACGAAGTCCGGCATCACTCAACCTCACTTTAATTTTCACTTGCAGCCACCTCTTTCAGCGCATACTTCGTATCCGTGATATGCTCTGCGACCTTGACCACAATGTAATTGAAGGGCTTTGAAACGTCTGTCTGAAACCAGACGCGTGTACCTTCGTAAAGTGGGGTATTGCGCTTTTTGCTGGACGAACTGACAACGTAGCTGTAATCCGTGAACGCTCCAAAAGGGCTTGCTTCCGCAGAACCAGTAGGAGGGCTGACATTCAGCATCAGTTTTGCGGGGGTACTCCACGTCTGCGATGTTTCGCCAGTCTCGTTTCCCCACTCGTCCACAACAGGCGTTTTCTCGCCAACAGGGTTTGAATACCACAGCGGGCGCTTATCCAGTGGGCTACCATTGAACATCAGCCGATAACACCTACTCTCGGAACTACTTCATTAAGCAGGGACTGTGCCACATCGGAACTTTCCCAAACACGAGTAATGCCGTTGTTGGTGTAGCTCGTCTGTCCGTTTGCGCCGATGTGGTTGTACAGTTCCGCTGCAATGCGTATCTGCAACGACTGATACTGCGAGGGCAGCTCGTCCGGTCTGTTACCGAAAGGGTAGCCCTGCGCAAATATCTTGTCTTTGGCGAAATCAAGCAGCAGGTCGAAGAGTGGGTAGTCCTCGTCCGTGATTTCACGGTCAAGTGCAGGGGCAATGTACTGCCCCAACTTGACTGCCGCTTCGGAATACTGATCTCCCATGCTGCTTTCCTCCTTTCGCCTTAGTAAGCCTTGATGCAGTACACAGCGTCCATGCGCTCAAAGGACGGCAGGACGATTTCGGAAGCATAGACGTTGGCGTTGACCGGATGAATGGTCAGCTCAGTGGTGATGGCAACGCCGGTGTTCACGATGGACACGGATGCACCAGACTGGCCAGACAGCAGATCGGCTTCCTCCGGAGTAGTGCCGTACCAAGTGCTACCCAGAGCGCCAGAGGGAGCGACCACCACCATGCCATCGGGCAGATACTTCTCGCTTGCACTGTACTGGTCTGCCTTGAACATCTTGTCGTACAGATGGATGGTCAGACCGGTTGCAGATTCGATAATCTGCCGTGCTTCGGCATCCAGCAGAACGGCGTTCGCCTTTGCGGTGACGGTCATAAACCGATTCTTCACCTCGTCCGCAGCAATCATGTTGCGGAAGGTGGCGGTGTTCATGTACACCTCAGTCACGACCTCGCCCACGCTTGCCAGAACAGCGTCCTTTGCGGCATTCAGGTCTGCAATGGGGGTAGCTGTGGTGACGTTCCACTTGGACTTTGCGGCAGAGACTTCCTTGTAGTTGGTAGACTTCCAAGTGCCGTCTGGGTCGTAGTTGTAGGTGTAGTTCACACCGTTTGCCTTGATGGTAATGCCAGGAACGCCATTGCTGGGAGCCAGCAGCTGCCAGATCATGCGCTCAGGAACGATACGAGCGCCAGTGATAAGCTGTGCGGTGTCATCGTACAGACGGTTCATCACATCACGGGCATAGGGGTCATTGCTGTCCAGAACACGCAGGATTTCCTGACGGTCTTTCTCGCCCAGATGGTAGCCCTCACGGAAGAACGGCATCTCAGTTTCATCGAACTTGAAGCCCTCGCGGGTGCGGAAAGTAGCCTTTGCATCAAATGCGCTGGGCATCAGAGAAACGCCAACGCCCTTGTGACCGCGCAGCCACTTCAGGTCAAGACCAGCCTTCTTCTTTGCAGGGAACAGTGCGTCAGATGCGAACGGCATCGCATTGGTGGGGTCATTCGTCCAATAGGCGGCAATCGCAGCCGGGGCAAAGACTTCCTTAAGATTCAGTGCCATGTTGTTTTACCTCCTATTAAGCGTTCACGCTGATGTTGTCACGGCAGAAAATGCCGGGAACGGCGGTCTTGAGTGCCTTGATTGCGTCAGCGTCAAAGGTGAAGCCGGAACTTGCCGCGGCCTTCTTGGTGTCGATAACGCCACGAATCAGCAGGGAAGCATTGGGGTTCTCTGCCGGGTCAACGTCATACAGCAGGATGCCGTCAGCGTTGATGGTCTTAGAACCAGTCTCGCCAGCAGCAACAGCTTTCTTACCAGCCAGCGTCATGGGATAGCCAGCCTTAACCGCAGCAGTTTCGGTCACGGTAAAGGGGATGGCGGTGTAGTCATTGGAAGCAAGGATAGTATCGTTGATTCCGTTGACCGTGTTTCGGGTAAACTTCATGTTTTCCTCCTTGTTAATGAAAAGCACTCATTGCGTCACTCGATGCCTTAGAAGTATTTGCGTTCTGCTGTGCAAGGCTCTTAGCAAACGCCACACCTTCACTGTCAGAGCCGCCCTTGCCATCCGCACCCGGAGGTGTGGGCATATCCTTCAGCAGAGAAGCCTTGTATGCGGTGTCGTGAGCGGTCATAAACTCCGACTGGAACTTAAACACCTTGTCCATGTCACCGTCAGCCAGTGCAGATGCAGCCTTGTTGGCAAGTTCAGCGTCATAACCCTGTGCAACGAACTTCTCCCGGTAAGATGCAAGGGTCTTTTCCTTGACAAGGTTCTCCTTGTCGGCAGTCAGGGCTTCAATCTGCTTCTGCATCTCTGCCAGCTTGTCAGCCTGTTCCTGTGCAGCATTCTCGTCATCGGTGCGCTTTGCCTTGAGCTGCTTCTTGCACTCAGCAGCTTCGCCGTTGGCTTTCGTCACGGCGTTACGCAGCTTCTCCACCTCTGCGCTAGGGTCTGCAACCTTTTCAAGCGCAGAAATGATTTCATCGGCGGTCATGCCCTCTTTGTAGGCATCACCAAGCAACACATTGAGTTTCATATCGTTAATTTCCTCCTGCGTTTTTTTACCGTTGCTTCCCTGCAACGCTGCGAAATTTGTATCCCGGCTTCCCTGCCGGAATATATCAGCCCAAAGATTCGGGGTGATTCTTTATTCCTTTGGGTAAATTCTTTTGTACGGCTCAATGCCGCTGTCCAAAATAGATTTTTCTCGCGCCGAATTCCGGTCAGGGTGCGTCCATTTGAATTTTCCACATTTCGTGCAGATATACTTGCACTCCATTTCGCGTGGTTCGTCTCCGTTGATACCGTGCGTCCAATGCCAACGAGAAAGCGTATAGTCATGTTTGCAAAACAACTGTTTCCAAAAATCACGCATTATCTTTTTCTCCATCCGCATTGTTTGGCTGTTTATCAACCGTGTTCCCGGCATTTGTGTCGGTGATGTCCTGTTTAGGCTGTTCCTGCGGTTTCGGCGCCTTTCCATCCTCTCCCAGCTTGCCAGCGGCAATCAGGAAGGGCTTGCTCATTTCGTAAGCAGCCTGCGGGTCAGGGAACAGACCGGGCGTAGTGAACGCCAACTGCGGGTCAATGGTCTGCTGCAACATCTGTGCAAAAATCTGAACCTTACTCTGCTGGTTGTCATACTGACGGCGGGGCAGTTTGATGTTGATGTCACTTGCCATCAGCTTAGAACCAGCTGTATCACGCAGGATTTTCAGCATCACAGACAGGCTCTGTCGTTCAGCGTACTTGAACATATTCTCGTACTGCTGCGCCCTTGCTTCGGTGTGATTCCAGCCATTGCGGACGATGACCGCACCCACATTGTCGGACGTTGCGTTCTCGCTGCCAGTGGCACTAGGCATAGCAGTCAGACTGCGATACACGTTCAGCATGGAATCAATCAAAATCTGCGTTTGTTGCTGGTTCAGCTCGTTTGCAAGCTGTTTTACATCGGCAGCAAGTCCAGAAGTAGACTTGATTGACATTGCGCCCATAGCCTTGACAGCTTCCAATGCTTCTTTATCAACAAGACAGTTAATAAAGACCATGATGGATTGGATGAACTGCTCTACGCCATCGAGACGATTGCTCTCCAAAAGATTGATGGCATCCAGCACAGGGATAGCCGGTTCAAACAAACCCATCCGCTCCGGGTTCAGCTTATATTCGACCATCGGCAACATTCCGAGAGAATGGCTCTCCGACTTTGTGACCTTGCCGTTGTCGATTTCAAAGTACTGGTTTGGCGTATACACGCAAATCAGGTCGTTTAGGTCATTCTGATAATTGCGTGGGATGTGCAGAACGTTGGCGATGGGCTTGTGGCCAATGCCGGAGTTGTAAATCACATACGCCATATCCGGGTCGGGAACGTCTACCAGCAGGGGCGTTTCGTCCGGGTAATTGCCGTTGTACCCCTTGTCAGGGAGAACAATGCGATATCCCTGTCCGCACTCCAACATCCACTGCCAGAGCCGCCGATCAAGCGCATCCTTGCCCTCATACTGCAAAGCATTGGACAGGCGGGCGATTTCCTCGCCATCACCTGTTGCCGTTTCAGACCGCACATAAGAGCAGGGAGTGCCGCTCATGTAGCCTGTGTAGAAGCCCACGCACTCATTGGCGTGGTTCTCTACAATGCGATTGGTGATTTCAGCGTGGTACTCCTTCGTGCGCTGGAGGACAGGCTGATTGCCCAAGTAGTAGTTGTGCAGAAAGCGAATCTCGTTCTTATTCAGCAGATGAATAGGCTCTGCCTTGCCCGTGACCACTTTCAGCACGTTCGCTTCATTGATTTCCGTCTCCGGCGTTTCAATCGGTCTGCGTCCGGTCAACGGCTCATTCAAAAAGCCGCCAACGACCATCTGATACTCAGCCATGTTTTCCTCCTTTCCTGCAAAATAAAAAGCGCAGCAAGACAAACCTGTTAAGGTCTATCTCACTGCGCCAAAACTGCGCTTCAAAAGCCATTCACTTTTCTGGTGGATGAATGATTTTCACCCATCCTTCCCTTGTGTCTCCTTCGATAACGCCCTTGCATCTGTCACACTTAAAATGGTATCGTCCGTCCACTTCGCCAAGATAGCGGTTGCAGCGGACGTTCTTATAGATGGGATTCTGTCTGATACAAGGGCAACAGATTCTAACTAGCATGGGCGCTCCTTTCGTTGGATTTCTGGAAACAGGCTGTTGAGCACAGACCTGTCAGAAGCTACTGGGAAACTGTTCGCACTTCCAGCCGTGCTATTCTTCGCCCGAAGAAAACCATTGCAGCCTTTACATTCAGTTTGACGGACAGTCAACGGGTCAGCTACAATTTTGGTGCTGCATACTGGATTTGAACCAATGTATGTCCGGTTATGAGCCGGGTGCTCTAGCCTGACTGAGCTAATGCAACATAGAAACCCGGCTTGATTGGTTAACCGCTGCTCTTTGCAATGTCATGCCTAACATTGCATCGAGAGCCGGGAATAGCGGTGGAGGTTTTGGAGAATAAATCCATGCAAAGCTAGGTAGTTGGTTGTGCTGCGTAACGGAATCGAACCGTTGCTTGCCAGCCGTGGGGGAGACGGGCTGGCATTCCCCAAACAATTGGAAACGCAACATATAAAGCCCGGTGAAGGCGAAAGAGTGAGAAAACCTCCACCGGTGAAAGGAGGAATATGCTTGTTGACACGCACGCGAGTAAAATGACAAAACCCCGCGTGTAAGCTATTCCTTTAAGGGAAGCTGCAAAACTTCCTGCGTACATTATAAGCCTTGTCAAGTGGTGAAATCAAATAAATAGACCCAGCGAACACAATATATTGTGTTTTTAATCAAAAAGGTCTCTTGACAGGCTCGATTTTACTGATTCCGTTATACAATTCATCGGCAAGCTGTGCCAGACTGTCCGGTGCATCATCGTGCGGAACTTTGCCAAGCTGCGTGAACATCGTGACCTGTTCCATGAACGCTTTGTACTCTTTCGACTGGTGTTTTTCGTCAAGGAAATAGAACCGTTTGATATCCGGCGCATACTGGATGATTCTTGACAGCTTGCTTTGACCACTAGGCGCACGTTGGCTGCGGACAGAGCAGTGATACCCCTGCTGCCGAAGCTGGCTGTCTACCACATCACAGTATTCATCACCGCCGTTGTTGGCTTCGCCGCGCACCACGTTGATTTTATGTTGGATGATTTTTCCCACGACTTCCGGTCTGGTCACGGTCTTATCGCCGTTATTGAACACGAGATCAGGGATGAACACAGCATCGCCGTACACATAAGCGATAGGACAGGCCGTGAAGTCACCGCCGCCCCATGCAATATCCATGACCATGAGCTTGCGATCAGGCTCACCGTCAGGCAGAATGCCGTTGAAATACCGCAGTTCATCGGCAGGAAACAGCAAACCTTCACGCACATAGGGCTTGCCCATGTACTTTGCCCACCATGTTGCATCGTCAATACTGGCTTTCATATCGGCATAGTAGGCATCGTCAAAGCCAACGCCGTAGTCATAATTAAAGTTGCTGTGTCCGTTCTCGTCCACCGCAGGAATCACCCGGAATCTGTACTTCGGGTTGTCGGCATACTGGTTCTGGATGCGTCCCAAAGGGTCAAGCACGTTCCAGCGCGTACCGACCATCAGCTCTAATGCGCCTTGCTTTTTACGGTCTTTCAGCTGATTCAGATAGGCATCGTACTTGTTGTTCAGACGTTCAACGTTCAGGCTTTCCTCCAAGTCCTCGATCAAGTCATCGCTGTACAAAACGCCACCCTCACCGATTTCAACAGCACCAGTCAGCGTGCCACCGATCGAGCGGCAAGTCAGGGTGGGGAAGCGTTTCTTTCGGTTCAGGTCAACGCTTTCATCCTTTGCGCTTTTGTCCACAAGCTGAACATCAGGGAAGATTTTGCCCCAGTTGTAGGTTACGGGGTCGGTGATGATAGACAGCACTTCGCCGTAGAAACCGTTTGTCAGCTTGTCAGAGTGTCCGCTCATAACCGATGCAACGTCAGGGCGGTTGCCCATCAACCATGTAATGAAAAAAATACATAGCGTCGATTTTCCGACGCGAGCGGGTAAGCTAACTCCCAAGAAGTCAATCCGCTTATAAAACAAGTCCTCCAGGTCATCTGCCAGCACTTTCAGAACCCTGCGTCTCGGCTGATAGAACTTCTTCTCCGGCGCACGATTCCATTCAAGGTAGATGCAATAGCTGTCAAACACGTCCTTTGCTTCAAACAGGTACGTCCGGCCGATAATGTCATAGACCTTCGCCACGTCCTCGCCTGTTTTCATCTTGCCCATCATGGCTGCACAGACAGAGCGCAGCTCACCAGAGTATTTGTAGGCATCGAACCGCTTGTCTTGCGGCAGAGCATCTCTCAGGTTCACCACCGCCTGAAACCAGTCCTCGTAGACCTGCGCTTCTGTCGGATTCTGCTTTGCATATGCTTTGATACTGTCAATGATGGCGATACACTGCTTTGGCTGCATAAAAAAATAGGCACCCCCTACCTGAAAATGTAAAGAGTGCCTACAACTGCACAAAAATCAAATATTCGGTTTTATAATGCTATTTTCGGAAAATTATTTGCTAAAATCCATCTTAATAAATGGGTTGCTCAGTTTATTTGACTTCTTCTGCAAGCTGGTTGAGCCTGCGTTTCAGCTCGTCCGCATCGTAGTACAAAGCGTCTGCGATGGCATTGAGAATATCGGGCTTGTCGGTGTAATCGCACAGCGTTTCAATGAGTTTCAAACTCTGATCTGACAATTTTACGGTTTTCATGTCGTTTTCCTTTCGGCTTTATTCTCCCGCTTTGAAATTGTAAATGGGCTTAATGTGTTTTACAATATCAACTGTTGTGGAAATTGTGTTGATAATTTCCTGCGCTGGCTTATATGCCATCGGGCATTCATCCAACGTGGATTCATCGGCTGACGTAGTATAAATTCCGTTCATCTGCTTTTGGTATTCCTCAACGCTGAATGCTTTTTTAGCCGCTGTTCTGCTATATAGTCTGCCAGCACCATGCGGAGCAGAGAAATTCCAATCAGGATTTCCCTTACCAACACAGATAAGGCTTCCGTCTCTCATATTAAGAGGAATAATCAGCTTCTCGCCCTCTCTAGCGGATACGGAGCCTTTTCGGATAATATCATCCGATTCATCAATATAGTTGTGAACGGTTTCAAAGAAGGACGCATGGGTCAGCATAGAATTGATTCCAACGCCGTCTAAAATGGTATGCATGATTCTTGCTCTGTTCATCCTCGCAAAAGCCTGACAAATTCGCATATCATTAAGGTAGGAATCACGTTCTTCGCCTTCAAGATAGCAAAGCTCATTCGGAATATTAGGGAACTGAACATCCAATTCTTTGATTTTTTGCGAGATTTCCTGTTCACGGCCTTGTTCTTTCAGTTCCGCAATCACGCGTTCCGTAGCTTCTTTTCTTTTGTTCTTTCCTTTAATATTTGAGATAGCTACGTTTTGATGATACTCTGCGACTTGCTTTCCGAGATTTCGGCTTCCAGTATGAATAACAAGATACTGGTTTTTTTCTTCATCTTCGTCCAGCTCGATAAAATGATTGCCCCCACCCAAAGTGCCCATGCTGCGAAGAATCCAGTCAACATTATGTAGACTATCTTTGCAGTCAAGCTGGCTAAGGAAAGAATCTGACATTTTCTGCGATTCGTGAACATTCATCCCAGCCGGAACTCGTTCTCTGATTACTTTATCTAACTTTTTCGGGTCGATGTGTTCAATACCGAGTTCAGCGACAAGCATTCCGCAACCGATGTCCACGCCGACAATATTCGGAATGACCTTCTTGCCCAAGTTTGCCGTAAACCCAATTACGCACCCGGAACCAGCATGAACGTCTGGCATAATGCGAATTTTGCATCCGTCAACAAAGCTCTGATTACAGAGCATGAGAATCTGCTCAGACGCTTTGTCTTCAATATTGTCCGTGAACACCTTTGCGGACGCATATTTTCCTTTAATCGTTTTCAATGTATTCTCCTTTCTCATTCAGTTTTATTCTAGGTTTCGAACAATGTCACCTGTTCTGTTCAGCAATCCGATACCATGTCTGGCGGGTCACGCCAAGCTGCTTGGCGGCATCCGTGACCGTGAGAATGCGCTTCTCCACCTGCTCATGGAGAACGTCAAAAAGGTTTCGATCATACTCGGTGGGTTTGCGGCCTTTATAAACGCCTTTCTGCTTTGCTACTTCGATGCCCTCTTGCTGGCGATCGAGCATATTCTGTCGTTCAAATTCGTTGATGGCTGCAATCATCGTCAGCATCAGTTTGCCGGTGGGAGTGCCCGTATCTAAGTTTTCTTTATCACTTGCAAGGTGTACGCCGTTAGCTTGCAGCGTTTCAACCATTTCAAGCAAGTCCTTCGTGCTGCGAGCAAGGCGGCTGAAATCGTGGATAAATACGGTATCGCCCGGCTGAACCGATTTAAGCATCTTCTGCAACTCCGGTCTATCCATATTCTTGCCAGAGACCTTCTCAATAAACCAGCGGTCAATATTATGCCGCTTCAACGCTTCTACCTGTCGTGCTTCATTCTGTTCAACAGTAGATACACGAACATACGCTACGTTCATTCAGAATCGCCGTCCTTTGCTCTTTTGGGATATTCCAAACGGTAAAAATCTTCTTTGTCCTTTTTGATGGTTTTGGGACGAATGATAATTTCGTAGCCAAGTTCATCTGCAAATTGTGCAAATTTCTCTGCGCTCAGTTCTCCACGATTCAGCCTATCCGTGACGCTCGTTGCTGCTTTATAACCAAGTTTTTTTGCGAGAACCTTGTAAGTTATTTTTGGATGAGAATTTACAACCATGTCTTTAATAATTTCTGCGGCTCTCATTTTTTTGCTCCCTCTTTCTTTTTGCTGGTTTCAGTATACCACAAACGTATTTATACGTCAAGCGTAAATTTACGTTCTATGTATATATAAATATACTATACTCTGTAAATACAGAGTATAGTAGTATAAGAACGTTAATCATTTTACACGAAAACGTGTATACGCTTTATTTTTGAGCAATTCTGAATCTGTAAAGTATATTTTATTCAAATTTCCATATTGACAAGTGTTCAATATCGGGTATATACTATCACCAGTAACAAAGCGAGGTGATGAAGTTGCAGAAAGTAGCAGAGCCATCTAAAAACGAATCTATGCGTATGGTTTCGTTCAGACTTAGCGAAGGGGATATCGAAAAAATCACATTTTGCGCTAACGCTCTGGATGGAACCAAGAGTGATGTTGTAAGAATGGGCATTGATCTAATCTTCAATGTTGCAGAACGCATAAAAAAATAAGCTATCAGCACCCACCTACCAAAGTTTAGCTGATAGCTTATCCGTTACAAAAAGAAGGTACTGCAACCACCAAGGGGGCAGTCTCCCTTTTCGGAATCTATTATACCAAAAAGGGCTGCTTTCCGCAAGAGTTAGGAGCAAAAAACATGAATTTTCCCACGACAACCGAAGAATTTCTGAAAACCCTCGCGCACGGCAAAGAGCCGACCAGCGAGGATAGGGAGTACGCAGAAGCACTGGGTAAGCTGTCCGAACTGAACTATCGGGCAGGGTACGAAGCGGGAGCAGCCAATAAGAACCGCAAAATCTGATGTCAACACTAGTGAACACAATATCTAGTGTATTTTTGATTGACATTCAGATATTTTGCAGTTACACTTATTGCACAGCAAAACGAAAGGGGGTGAATATGTATGAGTAGTCCTTACGCAGAGCGTTACGGTCACACCGTTACCATCAGCGTGACGGAGCGGCAGTTTGCAAGCTTGCAGGAATACTGCATCAAGAACCGGGTCTCCATCTCTGCTGCGTTCCGTGAAGCATTCTTCACGCTGCATCCGATGGATTCCGCCAATGAAAACGAAAAATGATACGCTCGCTTGGGTCGGCAAACTTTAGCGAACGTATCACCACACACTCAGAGAGTATAGACCCTCTTTGGGTTATTATACCAGAGATGGCCTGCTCTCGCAAGATAGAAAGGCTAAATTTCTATGAATAATAATCTTGAAAACATCCGAATCTTCTCTGAAGATGTTATCCCAGTGTACGACACTGACACCGGCGAAAAGGTTGTGCTGGGTCGGGAGTTGCACGAAAAGCTCAAAATCAAGACCCCTTATCACGTCTGGTTTCCCCGTATGGTGGAATACGGGTTTGTCGATGGCACGGACTATTTCACGGAGAACAAAAATGTTCACCGTGAAGATGGGCGTAAAATGCCACAGGTTCAAATCGACCACATCATCAAGCTGGACATGGCAAAGCACATTGCAATGATTCAGCGGACACCTGAGGGCATGGAGATTCGCCAGAAGCTGATTGACCTTGAAAAGAACGCGTCCGTCAACCAGTTCGCAGGGCTTTCTAAGGAACTGCAAGCAATCCTTGTGATTGACCAGCGCACTATGAAGCAGGAGCAGCGCATTTCCGCTCTTGAGAACACTATGACCATCGACTATAACCAGCAGCGCGTGTTGAAGCGTGTCGTGAACACGGTGGTCATCAACGCTCTTGGCGGCATGGACAGCCCGGCCTACAAGAGCCGTAGCGTCTCTCAGAAGCTGTTCATGGAATGCAACCGGGACATTCAGGACTGGTTCAACGTGAACAGCAGAAACAACGTGCCGAAGAAGCGGTTTGATGAAGCCGTTGAGTACATCAAGAAGTGGAGACCGTGTGCGAACTCTGTTATGTTGGTTCAGGTCACAAACGGCCAGACCCAGATGCCCATGTGAAAGGAGAACAGCTATGCTTACCGCAGATAAGATTCAGGATATGGGGGAATACCTCAACTACGCTTTCGAGACCATGCTGAAGCTCTGGCGCACCGTTGACTACGGCGAGTGCGTCCACGAGCCTGTTATCGCTTGTGACGGAAAGGTTGTCGATAGCGGTCAGCTTTCCTTTGAAGCGGACGAAAACGGCGAGATCGAGCCGGTTCTGCTCCGGGACAACAAGTGCATCATGCACGATGTGAAGTATTGGATGCCCTTGCCCAATGTTGAGTACCATCCCTATCACGGTGAAATCGTGAAGTAAACAGCCAATAAGAAAAGCCAGTGGTTAGAGAACATCTAGCCGCTGGCTTTTTGTGTTATAGATTATTCTGCGAGGTCTGCGTATTTGACTTCAATGCGAGGGATTTCATCTTTTGTCATTGTCAATGCTCTTGTGACTTCAGTTGTCCCGGTAAATTCTCCGTAGATTGTAACAATGTCGTCTTGAAGAATCTTTACAGAGCCGCTCTCCCTTTTATCAACAGCATAGTATTCGTTTCCAAGGTACATATCATACCCATCTTCGTTATCCTGAACGCGCCATGCCTTGTCGCCGCTGAAAAGAGAAGCATCCATAATCTGCTGTACCTTTGCCTTGATTACAATTCTTGTTCCAGCGTACTTTTCCGGGTAGCGGCATAAATCTTTGTAGCCTACGGTTCCACAAGATGCTTTGTATTCTTCTTCCGTTTCAACATGGATAGGTTCACTCTCGGGCTGAGGTTCGCTCTCAACTTCGGACTCAGACTGGCTTTCAGATACGGATTCACTTTCAGCTTGCTGCTCTGCGGATGCAGATTTTGCTTCTTCCGCTGCTTTGATAGATGCAGCTAAGGCTTCAGATGCTGCTTTTTCTTCGGAAGCCGCCGCGCGTTCTGCTTCCAGCTCCTTGTCATACGGAAGATTCATGCCAACAACAACTAGCACTAAGCACACAACTAAAGCAATCAAGTCTTTCTTCGCTGAATACTTTTCGTGCTTAACAATCGACTTCAGGAGATTCCAGATAATCTTTACGCTGTATGCTACAAAGGCCAGCGTACAGCCGATTCCAAAGTCTCTGCCATCTTTTTGATAGATTCCGTAGAATATACCAAAGCAAATATAACAAGCGATAGACCCGTACCAGAACTTACTGTTCCCTTTTCCTCTAAGTGCATTGACGATACAACACACACTTAGAATAAATCCAGCAAGCAGCATGATTCCACTGAACGTTTGCATTTTTGATTCCACCTTTCCTTTGCCAGTATAACACATTCAATGGCTCCGTAAGGGGTCTTTTTGTTTTTTTCGGAATTTTTGGAGACTTGCACAATCAGATGGGTTTTGATTTGTGAGGGTGGGGTGGGTATTGACAAGAGGAACGCCGAAAACGCCTTTTTTGAATTTTTTCTACGAGAGGTGTCGACCACCCCACCCCCAGCTCGCCCCATATACCCCAGAGGTGGAGACCCCAGCCCCAGCGCACCCGGAACGGCTACACATCACAGGCGGCAGGGCAGACCACGCCACGCACCGACACACACGCCCAAACGCTGGACACGCTGCACCGGTCTGCACTCGATACCAGACAGCCCGCGCCGGGACGATCGGACAGGGTGCGGGGCGCTGGACTGCCTGCGCAACGTGTCCGATAGAGCACGCCCAAACGGACAAAAAAGTAAAACGTACAAATACGTTATTATGTTGCGTGCGCAACTTGACAAAAACGTAAATATACGTTACAATATAGGCACAACGTAGATATACGTTACACCTACCAAATACCGTTACAAAACAGGAGGACAAAAACCATGAAAAAGACCATCGACTATACCGCACTCGCAGATACCATCCGCGCCGAACTCAACGCCCGCCACGACCGCAGCGCGTGGGATAAGGCCGTCACGCTGTACGCTCTTGACTTGCTGGACGATGTGCAGGAGGGCGCGGACAACATGGAGCGCTTGCCCCTTGACGGCGCAGAGCTTGAGCGGTGGGCGCTCAACGGTGCAAGCTGCTGGGAGCAGTACAGCAACGGCGGTTGCTCCCTCTGCTATGATGCTGATATTGCCGCTCGTGTCTGCACCCCGTCCGAACTCAAGCGCAAGCACGGCGGAGCGTATGAGCCTAACAGCCGGGAAACGTGGCTTGACGTGCAAGCCCGTGCACTGTACCAAGCTTGCAACCGTATCCGCAAAATCTGCCGCGCCAACGGCCTGTATTATAAGGAGGTCTAAAAATGATTACTCTTGACTTTGCCCAGTGGGCCGCCCTCTGGTATGTGGGCGGCATGGTCAGCGGTGCGCTGGTTATGCTGGCATTCCTTAATAGCTAAGGGGGGGGGTGGGCAAATAATGACAATCGATATTTACAAGCCGGAGCTTGCGGCAGAGTATCGCGGCAGCGTAAAAGCCGCTATTAACGCCGGTGCTTATAGTATATGGGACGAAGAACGCATTACAGGCGCTTTTAACTTTGGACGCGGAACGCAAGCCGATTTTGAGCGATACAAAAAGTTAACTTCCGCGCTGCATCTTTATATGGAGGGCTAAAAAATGACGTTATTCGAGGAAAAAGTGAACGAGTACCGCGAAAATAAGCGGCTTTTGGAAGAGCTGGAAGCAATGAACGAAAGCATTAAAGCAGATATTATCTGTATGATGCACGGCGCACCCGAAATGGTGCAGGGCACTGCAAAGGCCATTTACAAGGATGTGCAAAGCGTCCGACTTGATAGCAAGCTTTTACAGGCAGCACACCCGGATATTTATGCAGAGTGCAGCAAGCGCACCACATACAAGCGTTTTAGCGTGGTTTGATGGAGGTGCGACAAGTGATTTTTTCTTGTATCCTGTTCTTTTTTTGGTTTTTCTCGGCGCTGTTTAAGGCGTCAAAATAAGAAGCATTTCACCCGGTCAGAAATGGCCGGGTTTTTCTTTTGCCTTGCACTGACACGGTGCAGGGCTTTTATTTTGCCCAGAAGCGTATAAGCTACGCACAAGCGTTTGCGGTGGCTTTTCTGCTACCAATGCAATTATCCAGCCATAACATTAAAAACGTTTACATGGCTTTACAGTGGCGTTTCCGTTGATTTGCCCCATTCTACCGCCTACAATACCAGACCGACACAAGCGGCCATAATACCGCCTGCGCCACGCCGGAGCGTATCACAGCGCCTCAGCACCTCCAGAGCATACCAGATACCAGCGCTACGCCCGGACGTTGTACAGGCCAGCACAGCAGCCCTATTATAATAATGTATATAAGGGCGCAGGGGTGCGCCCCTGTTATGGATCCATGCCAGACAGTGCAGCAGACCGCAGACCACGCAAGCCCAGCGGGGTCTCGATGCTTCCAACGCCTAGCATTAGCCTGGTACCGGGTTAGCCTGGCATTATGCTTTCTTCCTGGCTCAGCGGGCGGCGCGGAACCATTGGCGGCTCTCGCCGTATCTCTTTTCGGGCTTTCGCCCGATAGCTAATAAAGGTCAGCAATAGTCGTAGCATCCCGGCTGGAATAGTCGTAGTTTCTCCGCTAAAATAGTCGTAGAATAGTCGTAAAGTCGTCAGATGACCAGCTTTTGAAAGTCCTATATATCGTATAGTAACGAGCAGTACGCTGATAGTCGTAGAGTAATAGTCGTAGCGTTTTCTTGCAAATTATCGTCAAATAGTCGTGTGTTTTTTGTGTGAAATAGTCGTTCTCCTTTTAGAGAAAGAGAGGTGCGATAGTCGCTAAGTCGTCCGACCACCAAAAAATCAATATGTGTCAAGACACCTGTCAATTTTAATCTCAATCACATTACCTCAAAATCTTTAATCATCGTACTTATTATAATAGTCGCAGACAATTACTCAATCTTTTTAACTATTATTCTGCTGTAATAGTCGTACCATCCAATTCTGTCCGTTCCTGCTCGATTTAATTCCCAGTAACGCACTATGGTATCTCATTCAATCCATAGCATTCTACTAGGAATAGTTAATGCAATATTTATACATATTCAACCGACTGCAAAATGAAATCAATTCTCCATGTGAAATAGTCGTAGCAGTTGATTGATTAGATGCTATTCCCCTATGCAGGTTAGATGCTGTTACCGTTAGAGGTCACCCGGTCGGCGCGGTGCGCCGGACGATAGAGGATGACGTAACGTAGAGGTTAGCTAGACGATCTGCCTATATTCAGCCAATAAGAACCTGACAGAAGATGCTGGTTACGGTCTGCTCTGCTGGCTAACGGTATAGTTTTGGAGATAGAGGGTTGCCGGGAGAAAGAACCTTTGCAAAATATTTGGTTGTCATTTTCAGTTGTCGCAGTTGTCGCACCATTTTGGCGTGGGGGCCTCAAACAATTTATTTGTTTGAGGGGGGAGTTAGGGGCATTATAGGGGGTAATAGGGGTTGTAGGGGAAAGAGGGGGAAGAAAAGGGGGGGGAAGATTGGTATACCATGATACCAACGTATACCATTCGTATCAACTGGTACGATTCGTATCGTTTGGTATGCAATAGTCGTAGCCGGTTCGTCTCAATCAGTTATGCGGTTAGATAAATAGTCGCTGGTGTTCATTCATCTGGCTGCTATCATCGCGGGAAAGGCGTGTAAGAGCCTGTCTGCCGCGTTTTTCTGATTGACCCGATAACTTTCACGTCCGAACTCAAAAAGCCGTTCTCCACGCTCCTACATCGTTCTAATCGCATAGTCTAGTTTGAGATATACCATCAGCATCAACGGAGAGCCGTCTTCGAGCGTCCGTGGCGCGTTTTCGCGATTAAGTCGATAAAGTTATCGTCTAGCATCCAAAACGCCTTAAAACAGGCTTTCTCGTGGAGCTGGCAAAAACGAAAGGCTACCATTGCTGACAGCCCATTTGTTCAGATTCTGTATTCGCTTTCAATGTCTCAAGACCACGTTGGACGAATGAACCAGATAGGTCACGCCGTCAATTTTCACTTGCAGCTGATCGCCCTCGTAATCGTCCCAACTATTCAGCTTGCCCTCGATAATCGTTCCATCAGGCATTTTCAGCTGTGCCCACGAGTAGCTATACGTCAGGTCTACCACCTGCTTGTTGCATCCAGTCATCAGCATAATGCCCGCCAGAGCGGATACACATACGGTCAAAATCTTTTTCATAGTCGTTCTCCTTTCGTTACATCCACACGCATTCTTTGAACTGCTGTGTTTCCATCTGGAACGTGATGTCCAATGACCCCACGTTGCCCTCTTTGTTTTTCTCAAGCGCAAAGTGATAGTGCTGCTCCGGCCGCTTTTTCGTGGTCACGTTCTGCGCTAGCAGGATGATTGCATCTGCGTCCTGCTCGATCTGTCCGCTTTCTCGAAGGTCTGCGGCGGTCGGTGGGATGCCCGCTCTTGCCGTTTCTCGATTGAGCTGTGCAAGTGCTACCACCAGCGTTCCTGTGGACTGTGCAAACTCATGCAGTGCCATGCTGATTTCCGTGACAGCGCTGTATCGATCTTTCGCTCCGGCCTGATGGATAAGCTGCAAATAGTCGATGAACACTACTTTGGCCTGCATTCTGATGGATTGCGTTCTAATCCACCCAACACTCTTACCAGCGGCAGAGCGGACGAACAGAGGATATTTCTTGATGGCTGCCAGCCGGTCAAGCTCGTCAATGCTGACGGTCTTGTTTTTGACCGTATGTAGCGGTACGCCTAACTGGTTTGCGATAATACGAGCATAAAGCGTGTCTGGGTCTGTTTCTAGGCTGAAATACGCCACCTTGCGCCCGTTCTTGGCTATTTCACAGGCAAGTTGCAGAGACAGAGCGGTCTTACCAGCAGACGGTCTGCCGCCGATCACAACGAAGTTGCCCGGCACAAGATGCAAGTTGTTGTCCAGCACTTTAAGTCCTGTGCTGATATACTCCGGCTTATCATCCAACTTGCGGATGTAATTGTCTATGCCATCGCACATCGGGATGAAATCGCTTCTCTCGTTGTGTAAATTGATAGCTTCGCCTAGCTGCTCATAAATGCCCGTCAGGTCTGCGTATCTGGTCGAGCCATCAACGATTTTGAACGCAAGTTCTCTGGCTCTGGACAATGCTGCCTGTTCCTTGACGATTCCAGCCCATCCAAGCATCATGTCGTGGGTGACGTTGCGGATGAACTCTGCGCCGAAGGCATCAAGGCATTCGCTCATTGCTTTCTTGCAGTTATCGTACCGCCCCATGACTTCTACCGGGTTCCACTTGTCGTTGTGTTCCCAATAGCCACGAATGGCAGCGAACGTATCATGCAGTTCAGGGCAGAAATCGTCGATTTTGAGGTCTTGCAACACATCGGCATACTCAGAAAACGTAAGTACTGCCCCAAGCAGGATGTATTGGGTCTGATTTTCAATATTCACCGCAGAAAGTCTCCCTCGTCAGGCAATTCAGCCATTGTCTGCTGGTAGCCACCGTTCCAGTCCTTCACGTTACGCATCCAATTCCGTGCAGCAGCTTTCCAGTCTTTCATAGGCGACTTGCCGACCTTCCAGCCATTTGCCGTGAAGTGGTCAACAAACCGCTCTGCTTCTGATTCCATGTAGCCCTTCTCGGAAAAGTATTCTCTGGCTTGCTCGACAGTCGGTGCTTTAAAGCGTTTTACTTCGTTGGTATTTTTCTTTTCACATTTTTCTTTTTTATCAGATTCAGATACAGAATCAGATACAGATAAGTTACCATTCGTATCAGTTGGTATGTTTGGTATACCATTTATACCATTCGTATCCTGTGATACCATTGGTATGCTTTCGTATTTTTTATCGTTCCAACGCTTGTTTATATTTTTCTTGTTTGCTTCTCGTCTACGCTTATCACGTTCTTCCATCTTCTGCACGTTCATATCATCGAACGCCTTAACGACTTTCCAGAGCATCCGCATAGCACGATCGTCGTCGTACGCTGGCTCAATCCCAGTCTCAACATACTGTGCATAGTTGCGGACGAATGCTCCAAATTCCTCGTCTGTCACCTCGTCCATCGCATGAACGTGTTCCAACAGAAGAATCATTGATGTTCTCGGCTTGTGTCCCTGCTCCATACTTAATCCTCTTTGTAACGGCTGTTCCACCGGCTGATGATTTCTTGTCGTCCGTCTTTTTCGTCATACGGTGACAAAACGCCATCTTCATCAAAGCTATAGTAAGCGCTATTGCTCATTGATGCATTATTACATTTTTCACACAGAATCATCCATGTTGTGTGGTATCTTCTCTTTGAATCCACTTGATGCAATCCATCGTGATATAACGTAGGAATAGACCCGCAGAACGGGCATCTCTTAAGTTCTTCCATTTTTAATCCTCCTCAGAATGGGCACTCAGCGTCAGATTCGCGCAGCCAGCCTTCGCCCGGAATGTTGACTATCTCATAATACTGCCGTGCAACGTAGATTGTTTTCTGCCCGTCCTCAGCAATCAGGCCGACAATCAGATAGTTGCCAGCAGCCATAAAGAACCAAGGGTTACTCTTGTAGGTCTCGCCCTTCATCCAGTTCTTCATTTTGTTCACGGCTTTTTCAATGTCCTTGTTAGGGCAGTCTGGGTTGTCGTACGCAAAGAAATCTTCAGGAAATTTAAGTTTTTTCATTTTCTGAATCCCTCTCTCGTTCTCGTAATTCGCTTATGCGCCTTGACAGGCCTTGCGCCTTTGCCGTAAGCTGGGCGGATATGTTTTGCCTTGATGTACCCGCAAGGTGGCTTCGGCCCGAAGTCAAAAAGGCTCAAGTCCATAACGATGATGCCAAACTTCTTGTTCGTCATGTTTACTGCTCCTTACGCATACCATTTCGGTGTTTCGTTAAAAATTTCCACACCTTCTGTAAAGCCAAGCCTGTCTAAGGTTTCGCACATAATGCCATCCATTACGCCATGCACACGCTCCTCATCATCTCCGTATGCTCTGTACGCTTCTCGCATAGCAGCCGTAAACGAGTCAATCATATCTTGCGTAATAACGATACCGTTCTCCATAAGCCCTCCTATAACATCGGAAACGTCATCCAATGCGTTACCGTTACATCTTTCGGCAGTCTCTCGCCTATCTCATCCCAGAACTGACCGTCTGCATAACAGCCAAGAAAGTACGCTGTCGGCGAGATTCCTTGCAACAATTTTCCATCTTTATCACGCCACGTTTTCTTAGTCGCAAGCAACAAAGGCTGCGTCCGCTCTCGTGGCGGTTCGCTTGCTGGATGCCAGAGTGTGTTAGCCATCTTCTTTGTTCTCCATCAAAGAACCACAGCTCGGGCAGTAGTTCCAACGTGTATGATGATTTTTTGTGTGACATCTGCTACACTCGAACATTGTGAATGTATCGTCCTGCGCAATCCATTCAGCGGTACGCTCTAGGGCTGTCGGCGCATCTTCCACAACTTCAATGGCATCTCCAATATCACAAGCACGGCATTTAACCCCATTGTGATTCTCGCAACCATTGCAATATGCTTTCTTGATTCTTTCAATAAGTGCGTTTCGTTCAAGGTATTCTGAATAATTATCCATTGTCTTTCACCTCGATTGTTGGCGCGGCGTCGATGTAATCTAACAAATCTTCCAAGTCACATTCCTGATACCGATATTCCGTAGAAAATTCTTCGCTAAACTCCTGTATCCATTCTTCAACACGCTTCCGCAGTGCATTGGCATCAATTGGCCGAGTGTCTATTGTTAGATTTGCATTCAATAGTGATTTTCGGTCAAACATTTCTCTCCCGCATTTGGGGCATCTCCATCCAGAACAGGTCGCCTTAAGGTTTGTAAAACCGTAAAAACACTTGTAAACAAGGTCATCTACTCTTAGCATTTCGATTTTGCACCACGGGCAGTCAACTTTCATTGTCCTTTCTCCCTTCAATCTCCATCCCACACGCCGTCAGGGCGCATCTTTGCAAACGCAAGCAAACCGTATAGGGCACGTTTGGCGTTGCCCTCTGTGTCATTCCAGTAGTCGCTATCGTCTACATCGTCACCTAGTGCAGAAATAGCCTTTTCAAGCATCGGAATACTCTCTGCGCCTGTTTTGCCATAGATGGAACGGATACCGCCCTCACCAAATACTTCTGGTCGATAATAGAAGTGACCGTAATTATAGGTGACGTTGAGCCACAGTTCTTTTGTACCGCCCATAGCTCGCATACCACCTGCGATAAAATGCGTACTATCGGCTTTGAGCGGTTTGTGCGTTACTGGGTCGCACAGTGAAATATCATAGCTCATATTCGTCCAGCTCCTTTTTGATTTGCTGGCGTTCAATCTGCTTCAATCTTGCCTTTGCCAGCTTGCGGTTGTCAGCCTTGCGGATAGCCCAGTTGTTGCGGTGGTTTGCCCACGCTGCAAAATAGTGACTGTATTCGCTTTGGTCGTACCAGCCCTTTCCAATAAGCCCTTTATAGGTCTGCTGACGTTTCATCTTTTTTCTCCCATTCCTTGCATCCGCGTGCGTCCCACACGAAGTCTGCAACGTGTTCTGACTGGTCGTTTACGCACACGCCCTCCAGCTCTGCGTACCATTTGCAAGAGCCGCAGGACGGATCAGATTTGTTCTTGCAAGATTCTGCTGTGCATCGGATAGCTTTGCCAGCGGAGAACTGCTTGATGCCAATGCAAGAGCAATTTTCGGTGGTGCAGTAAATGTTCATTATCGCTGCCCTCTCTTTCCTCTGTTGAACCGCCCGATCACTCGCTTATACTCTGCATAGCACTCCGGGCACAGGTCGCCTGTGTCCCTTCGCCACGCCCAGTCCTTGAAGTATTCGTCAGGGTTCATCATCCTGCCGCCCAGAACCGCTCCGCAGCGGTCGCATACTCGCTTGTGGTAGATTCCTCTATCAGTTTGCATCAGATTCGCCTGCTTTCTTTTTAGATGTGCGTTTTTTATTTGGGCTTTCAATCTGCTGTGGTTTAATCTGCTGTGGGATAGAGTCAATCAGATTCTTGAACTTCTGCATAGTTTGATATTCAATCAAGCCAAGCATAAACTGCGATAGTTCTAATGGCGTTCCAACCTGTTCCGAACGACCGTCAGGATATGTGATGATTTTCATTGCTCGTTCTCCCCAACATCCTTAAACAGGATTTCTTTGTTGGCTTTCCAGTCTTTGATTTTGCACGGAATGTCCGTGCCGGGCACGGTCTTTTTCAACCCGTCCATCTGCCAGACGTTCCATGAGATGGTTTCTGCGATGCAATCAAGGAACATGGGCATACAGCCGATTTCCAACCTTTTAGCATCAAACCGATACCTAAAATTTTCGATCAGTGTCAGGAACAAGTTGCACCTTGTCAGAAAGAGGTTGTCTCCTTGCCACTCATAGCCGTATGTCGATTTGTAGGCGCTAATTGCCCAGAACATCCACATATTGTAGTCATGGAACTGCTCTGCCAGAACATTTAGCTTTCTATCCAGCAGACCGATTCTGTCCGGCACGGCAATCATCTGCCCTGTTGTGGTATCGTATCGGCTTGTGAGGAACGGCGCTTCTCCACAGGTGACTTCAAGCACATTATGGTTGATGTACTTCTTCCAGTCCTCGCCTTTCAGGTCGTTTTCGGCAACGTCTGCCATCTTCTTGCAAACCAAAGTCGGCGTAAACACCTCTGCTTTCTTGCTGGTGCGTTTTTTCTGGTCTACAAGCCGTTTCTGCACACGAGGGACAAGTTGAACCTTGTCTAGCTGTTCCAGTGTGATTTCATCTACAAAGCCCACGCCCAGTTCAGGCGGCGGGTCTGTCGCCCAGATGATGTTCTTGCCTGTCGTGTGGTCTTGCAAGAGGACAGGCAGGAACGTGCGTAGGCATGGGTCGGAGAAATCAATCAAAGTTCCCATTGGTCAGCCCTCACCATGATTTCGTTTTTCTCTTTCAGCCAGTCCTTGACGCAATGAAAGCAATGCTCACGGTTCTGGCAACGCTCCGGGTCACGATGTTTGATAAGCTCGCAGATGCCCCGCGTAAAGTTTTCTGTAATATCTTCGTCCGTCATGGAGCGGATAAAATCGCCGTTAGTCATGCAAACCCCCTAATCTGAAATAATGTCATAGCATGGCACCATTTACATTCAAACCATTTTTCTTTGCTTGATGGGCCGGGCGCAGAATCAAATTTCCACTTTTTTACTTTTCTTACTTTTGCACAGTCTGTGCATTGAATTTTGATTGTCCGACTGTCCTTATAAGAGATTTTGACTGGTTCTTTAATTTCACATATCAGCTCTCCATCGGCAGTAAACAAGAATCCGTTCATTCTTCTTTCACCTCTCTGTATTCCACGTCAATCCCTTTCGGCAAAGCCGTCTGATACTTCTGAGCGAGCTGCTCTGCGCTCTGGGCATCACCCAACGGCTGTTCAGGCGGTGCAACGGTGACTTCCACGTTGTCACGCATGCCAAAATAATTTTTGGCTCGGAAAATCCACTCTGCCGGGTTCTCCTGACCATACATACCATTGTATGCCCACATGGACTGCATTTGCAGAATCAGCTTGAGGATGTACTTCTGCTGCAAGCTGTCGTCACGGCGCTTGCCCGCCATAATCTGCTTCAGGCTCACCCATTCGATGCCCAGCACCAGTGCAATCCATTCCACCACAGGGGAGATTCTGGCTTCGATGCAAGCGTCAAAGAAGAAGTCAAGACGTTGCTGCACTTCAATCGGGCTGTTCATGTCCACATTCGGAAGGTCGCCAAAATACTTAGCTGCAATCATGCCGATGACCTTCTTGTCCTCTTCATCACCGATTCTCGACTGCAAATCGCCCGTGTTCAGCATCTTAGACCTCGTGATCGCTAACTCCTGTTGTTCTTTTACCTTTTTACTCACCTGTGATCGGATAGATTTCCGCTTGTTAAGCATCTGTTGTTTCTTTTTCTCTCGCTCTTTCTCACGCTTTGCAGCGGCTTCTTCTTTCGCCTTTTGCGCCCGCTTCTCACGCTTTTTCTTTTCAGCTTCGGTCAGCGGCGGTCTGCCACGACCACGCTTCGGGGGTGTTGCCATGTATCAGGCCTCCTTTGGCGGTTCGGGAAGATACGCCCAATGAGTTACATCTCCAAGTACACTGCACTCGTCGTCTTGCCATAATCCGTCATAAGATAAAAATGCAATTTCAATGCCGAACTTTTCTCTTTTTACGAGAACTTCTTTGTCTTTTTCGGGTAAAACTTTCTTGGCATCAAACCATATATTGGCGGGCTCAGATTTTTCCAATACGTTGGCTAAATCTAAAAACACATCTCCAATGCTGTTTCTAATTTGTCCTTGTATGTATACGATGAAGTTTTTGCTATCCAAAAACGACTTCGCTTCATTCTTTTTGCTAACACCAACAGTTTTCCACGCCGCAATGATTGGATCAACATCAACCAGTTTCACACTCTCACCTCTTCATCTTATTTTCGATGTCGTCCAGCGCCCGTGCAATCCACCAGACGGAACAACAGTTGTTCAACTGTCGCCACCATGCGCACTTTTCTTTCTCGCACACGCACCTCCCAAGTGGATTGCTGGTCATTTTCATCGGGCAGTAAAGTTCGTTATCCATTGGTTATTCCCCGTTCATCTCATAACATTTGCTGTAGTTCTCGTTGAATCCCAAACACCAAGCTAAATCGGAAGCAATTTTCTGATAAATGCCTTTGGTATTAAGCTCAGTTTCGGATTTCGCACAGCCGCTATAAAGGCCATACAGAAAAGCCAGCCTTTCACGGCCTACCATGTTGATTTCCTGAATCATCATTTCCACCCCATCACAACAGCTGTACAAACGACCAGACACATGTTGGCGAACAGCCAGACGAGCATTGCCTGATGTTCTTCAAACAGGTCGTCTGCCGCGTCCTTGATTGTCCGTTCGGACTGAACCACCATCGCCAACAGGACTAGGCATACCAGCCAGCGAGTTGCAAATTCAAACATTGTTATCCTCCATCAAATCGTCCATGCTTAACTGACCGCTGATGTTGTCATCTTCCATCCACCAGCGAAAAACGTCCATGCCGGTCTGCCAGTCGCACGGCAAACCTTTTGATTTTCTGACATCAAGCATTCGTTCAAACGCCGAGATGTACATTTTCTCGTAGGCAGGCCAGCGCGTAAACTCACTCCGTCTGCCCCCCTACCGGCCATAGGACAGCCGATGCAGCCAACACGTTTCTGCCCTTCGCAATACAGTGGATTGATTGGCAAGTGCTCGCTGTGCGTGTAGTCCCACACATCATCGTCAGACCAGTCCACGATCGGATTGACAGTCATTTTGCCTTTGAGGTTGCAGGTCTCGAACAGCTTCCGTTTTTCGTCGTTGTCGCACGTCATCGTAATCCGTTTTTCTTTATTGCGATGATTAAATTCCATTATTCCACGGTTGTTCTTTCTGGAGTTGGATTCTGCCCACCGCACTCCGGTTGCAATAAACCTGTCTTTTCCGGACGTTTCTTTCAATATCGAGCAACAATACCTCATCAGTCTTGTTGGAGGAACCATAATCTGCGGAATCAATGTCCACATGGACACAGGCCTGTCCTTATACCGTGGCATAACAATGGAGCATTTGATTCCACGTTCTTCCATCGCTTTGAACTGCTCACGGATGAAATAGACAGTCTCCGGCGCATCTGCTGTGGTGTGGCTATTAACCACCTCAAAGTTGATTCCGGCACGTTCAGCCAGTGCCACAAGTGCCTGTGAATCCTTGCCGCCAGAGTATGTGACCATCAACGGTTTCTTGTACCGATGCTCTGACAGCCTTGCAGCGTCCTGCAACCGTGCGATTGCAAGCTGTTCCTTGTCCATTAGCTCCACCTTTCCCTCAATTCTTTTTCGACCTGTTCTGACTTTGCGGTGATGTAATCCGCAAACTCATCAGGGGTCATGTCCTCTTCTTTGAACTTGCCGACCATCTCCCAGTACCTGTCGCCAATGCGGATGATTTTCTGCACCTGTTCATCGGTCAGGTCTGCATCACACCGAAGATTCTGAATCAGTGCGCCCCATGTGGCGGCAACGCCATCCAGAGCCATGCGAAAGCCGTACAACTGGTTCTGTCGTGCGATTTTGCGGAGGTTGGTTGACATTGCCTGTTTTCCATTTGAGGGGCGGTTTCCATGCTTATTCATCTGGCTGCTCCTTGTCGGTGGAAAGTTCAAACGTGACTTTCAGCGTTTTGCCACCACGGACTTCCCATGCCTTTTGAATTTCGGTCTTGTTGTCACGCATCATTTCCGTGATAAAATGCCCCATGACCGCCGTAATCGCTTCATCGGTCACATCTGACTTGTTGCGCCACATCTTCAAGCCATCTTTTCGAGGCGGTGCCATCGTTCCTGCATAGATGTTTCCAAACATCCCACACCCAACATGATATTCAGCCATTTTTATTCTCCTTTGCTTCAAGGCGAGAGAGCCAGCGTTTGTATTTAGTGGCTTCAATTTCATACTTTGCGTTCCAAAATTCGCATTCGGAATCGAGGTCATCTCCAAACCAAGCATCGCATAAAGCATCGATTGCGTTACTTGTGTCCGCAAATTCTTCCATCAAATTTCCTTCGCACTCCGCAACACTCTTCGGTGTCGGGTTTGTGCCATCCAGCGCACGGCGCAGCTTCAACGTAGCCTATGCAAGTTCAGATGCTTCTTCTGCCAACTGCGCCAAGATTTCGGTCTTGGGCAGAATGTCTGAAATTTTCCTTTGCATATCTTTACCTCTTTCAGTAGTATTCGATTTCAACCATTGATGTGGATACAAGCTCAAATTGACCGTCTCCCAGAGGTATTTGGAGTAGTTTGTAATCTCTTGCACTAGAGATCGGAATCAGCTCGTTAAAGCTTTCCACCGTAATGGTGTACTTTGGATGCCGTGCGCTACCGTAGCCTACTTTTTCAATTTCCGGGGAATAAACTGTAACATGGTAGCAAGGGTGGTCAACGGTTTCAGTTTTAGTTTCAGCATCAGCAGATGTTGAACCACAGGATGTAAATAACAGCGCAAGTGACAGTGCCAGAATTGTAATCACAAGACAGATAAAACGATGATTGCTCACTTCTGTTCTCCTTTCAGCCAGTCGTTTAGCTTTGCCATGCAAGAGGGGCAAAGAAAAAACGGGTCATCTGAATAGATAAGAATTTTCCTATTTTTCTTTGTAATGCACCTGCAAATAGAATTGTTTTCTACTCTTTGTGTCCACTCACTTATGGAGAACTCTGGATATTCAAATGTTTCACCACACCTATCACATACCATTGTCATGCTCTTTCTCCAATCTTCTTAGTAGTGCATCCACGTCATACCGCCAATGGACACGCAGCCTTTTTGCTTTGACCTCTATCCCCTCTTGCTCTGCCCACTGCCAAGGGATGCTCTTCCGGCTCTGGTTGTAACGGAACGCCAGAACCTTGCTGGCAGGGATTGCAAAGGTGCGGTTGACCGCCCGGTAATTGACTATCAAATGGGCGGTCTGACCGCTGTACCCCATTGCTTCTACCATATCAGTGATGTGTTTTTCCTTTCGGTATTTGCACTTTGCCTTGTCGTACTTGCCGAACACTTTTTCCAGAGGGATAGAGGGCGTTTCGATGGTTTTCAGTTCAAACAGGTGGTTCATCGGGTATCGGTACACAAGGAAGTCGCAGATGTTGTCGATGGAAAAGGACAGGTTCTCGTTGCCGCCGTAGTAGGTGGCAGCACTGTCTTTCAAGCGGTAGCACCACGCATCGGACGGGACGGATGCCTTGAAGTCTGCTTCAAACTGCTTGCCGGTGTTCATTCGTTGTCCTCGATTTTTTTGGCTTCTCTGATACGCAGCCGAGCAAGTTCGCTATTTGCATATCGCAGTTGCCAGCTACCAAACCAGCCTTTGTGAACAAGTTTTCCAGCGCAGTAAACAAACTCCTGCTTCATCAATTCATCAAGTGAAATGATGTAACCGCCCGGCTTATACTTTCTTTTGCTCATCCTCGTTCACCTCTAAATTCACTTCCGAGAAACCGCTTCTTTCCACGTTCTCGGTGCTTGTCCTCGTAGTTGCGGTGGTACACGCTCTAGCTGTGGTTCAGCTCATACACGAACGCCTTGCGCTCCTCGAAGTCTTTCTTCTCTGCCTTGTACTTCTCGCAAGTGTCATGGCAAGCTGTGCAGCGTGATGTGCAGTTGAGACAACAGGTAATCATTCTTCGCCAAATCTCCTTTTTGTTACAGCCATCGGGAACTCTTCGATTTCGCTTGCCCAGCGTGCAGTACCATCTCCATACGCTCTTTGCCAGACCAGAGGGAAACCGCCCAGACCATCGAACAGGCTGCCCAGCGTAGGCTTTTCTTTCAGGTAAGGGCGCATTTTCTGCACCAGCCAAAACCACTGCGGCAGAGCTATGGAGTTGCCTAAAGCCTTGTACCGTGGGCTGTCAGCATACTTGTGTTTCTTGCCCTTACTGTCTGTCCAGTCACCAATGTCCGTCCATCCGTCCGGGTAGCCTTGCAGACGTTCGCATTCAACAGGGGCCAAGCGGCGGACAATCCAGCGGATGGTTTTCTCTGCAATCAGACACTCGCTGCCATTGCCGATGTTTCCTGCTTTCGCTTTCAAGGTTGAGCATTTGTCACTTTCCTTGTAGTGACTGAAAGACTGTTCGTTAAAGGTCTTGCGTTCGATAGCAATAGCCGTGTAGTCTGTGATTCTGTTTTCGTGGTCGCCTGTTATGGTTGGACAAGTTCTGCCATCGCCGTTTCCACGAGCATCATAAACAACAGGCTGAAACAATGTCTGGTCTTGGAGTGTTGAAAGCGTTGCGCTTTTTTCGGTTTGTACCAGCGCACCTTTACCACCACCGGCGCATCCACTACGGATTTTCAGGGTGTAGGAATTGCCCCCCCTATCACGTCCATAAGAGCTTGCCTGAGAATGTCCGGGAGTGGCTTCCCACGCCTTGATGCTCTCGTCAGGATTCCCTGACACGCCCGTGCGCTCAAATAATATCTCTGCGGCACGTTGTCCTCCAAAATCCACGACAAGAGCGATTCTCTTTCGGCGTTGGGGAACTCCCCAATATTGAGCATCGAGCTGTCGCCATGCCAAAGACCATCCGTTTCCAGCGATTGCTCCGGCTTTGCTCCATCTGCCCCCCCTACCCGAAGGTCGAGGAATTGAAACGTCTGGCTGTTCCACGCGGGCAAGTTCTTCCAGCACGGCTCTGAAATCTTCTCCTCCGTTGGAGCTGAATGCTCCGGGCACGTTTTCCCAAACAGCGAAAGTTGGATACATTCCATTGGTGGCTGTCCTCATTTCCTTAATGATTCTTGCGGCATCCAAAAACAATACGGAACGGTTGTCGTCAAATCCAAGCCTTTTTCCCGCCATAGACAAGCCCTGGCAAGGGCTGCCGAACGTGATGCAGTCCACCGGCTCTATCTTGTCGCCGTGAATCTTTGTGATGTCGCCCAAGTGTTTCATCTTTCCAAACGCCCGTCCAGCCAGATAGCGCAGCTTTTATATAAGGTAGGCGGTTCGCCTTTTGTCCCGGTAGCGTAACCGTTAGTCAAAAGGGAGATCAGAACTGTCGTCAATCACAGAGAAGTCATCCGTGTTGCCCTGAGAGTAGTTCTGCGGTGCATCCTGCGCCCAATCAGCGGGTTTGCTGTCAGACTTGCCACCGCAGAAGTCAACCTTGTTTGCCATGATTTCCGTTGCGGTGCGGTTATTTCCCTGCTTGTCGGTATACTTCCGGGTCTGGATGCTGCCAGTCACCAGAATCAGGCTGCCCTTCTGAAACCACTTGGAAACGAACAACGCCGTATTGCCAAATGCGGTGCAGTTAAAGAAGTCGGTTTCTTTCTGGCCGCCACTCTGACGGTCGCAGGCAATGCTGAACGTGCAAACATCCTTGCCGGACTTCGTGACCTTAGCTTCAGGCGTGTGAACCAGACGCCCCTGAATTGCGATAGAGTTAAGCATTGTTTAGCCCTCCTTCGGCTGTTTCTGGGCACAGTCCCAACACAGGACACGCCCAAAGCGTTTCTTTGTGCTTCTTGCAATTTCCAGCGGAGTGACGGTACGATTGTTGTACTGAATAGGCTGCAACTGCTTTCCGCAGCAAGCGCATGGGGGGATGGTTTCCGCTTCCGTTTGTTTCTGCGCAGGCTTGTTTGCCCTGCTTGTGGTCTGCTTCTGGTACTCGTCCGTGTCAGCGTCCTTCGTATCGTCAATGCAGAACAGACCGTTCAAGGCGTACTTTCTGGCGTAGCTACTAGACGTTCCAGTCACCTGCGCTGCATCCATCTTGGTTTTTTGCTCCGGTTCTCTTGCGTAAGCAGTAACCGTTACGCATCCACCATCCAGAGCTTCCACCTTTGCGGTCGCTTCGATGTAATGCCACCCCTCTAGCACTTTAGGTTCATCAGAAAGGGTAAGAAGCAAACCGTGTTCTTTCAAAATTGGCTTGACCGCTTCCAAAATGTCCTCACAAGAGCGATACTTGTAACCGCCAAATGTGTTCATCTGCCCCTTCGGGGCTTTCAGCTCTGATTGAACAGCCATCAGAGCTTCGTGGATTTTGCTGTTGTCCATACGTTTCCTTTCTTTGGCTTCATTAGGCTTCATTGCTCTTACTTTGGCTTAACTTGGCTGTACAAAAATCAGCCAGCCATCAGCTCTGCCAACTGTGCACGGAGGTCTTTCAGCTCCGCTTCCCTGTCCTCGATTTCAGACTGCAAGCCCTCAATCTCAGCCAGGCGGTCAGCTTCTTTTTCTTCTGCCATCTGTTCGTTGGTCATAAAGTACACGCCGTCCTCCGGCTCGGTCACGCCACCGAATCTGTCAAGGTTAATCATCTTTTGGTCTCCCTCTCTTGCGTTCCTCTTTGATTTGTAACGCACTGTACCACTGGTCTTTGTCAATCTCGATGGTAGACCACCGATGGTTACAGACAAGACACTTCTTGCGGCGAACAATGCTGTCATGGTCTGACCGGCTGTCAATCGTTGTAATGTTGTCACTACCGCACACTGGGCATTTCACCGTACATCCCTCCACTTGTTGGTATGAGCGGGAATGCGGTTCAACTTCCCCATCCGTTCGTTATCTTCATGCTCTTTTTCCGAGCTCACTCCAAGCGCACACAAAACCAGAGCAGTAGCTAACAATATCAGCGAAACAAACGCCCATCCAAGCATCTGTACTGTAGTCTCGCAGCCATTTATTGTATCGTCACAGCTAACGGCTACGATTGCGGCGACGATACCAAGTATGGTAAGCACGTTTCCTTTTACGGTTTTCATTTTGTCCCTTCTTTCAGAATGATATCGAATAAAAATGGTTTGCTTGCGTCAATCACGACTATTGCATTTAGCACTTCGGCTATTTTTGCAAGCGTATCAGCCTTAACGCCCGTCTTGTACGGGACTTTATTCGGACTTGTAATGTTGTATATCGTTGGGGCTGACACTCCGCTTCTGCGGATAAGCTCCGATGCTTTCATATCACGTTCTTCAAGAGCGGCTTCCAGCGTCATTCTTTTCACCGCTTTTGCTGCCAAAGCTCAAAATCCAAGCAGATGCCATAATTGCTGCAATGCAGATGACGAGCCACGCTCCTTTAGTTCCGATCAGAAGCATAATTTGATGCATCAGCCAGAAGTTCAGGAAAAACGTCGCCAGAACCACAGCAAGCGCTACGCCACCCATCATTGCGATTTCTACAAGTGCTTTCATTTTTCTCCTTTCGTTTTTGAATGTTTTTCAGCCGTTTCTTTTCACGGCTGTGCCAGCGGATTTCCCGCTGACCGTAGTATTTACCATTCATAAGTCAGTTCCCCTGTTGCGAGCATCCTCGACACTTCGCCGTAATGCTTGCCCAGCTTATCTGCAAGAGCTTGAACCTGCCCTATGGATGGAATCTTTTTTTCTTCCAACGCTTTCTTATTCAGATTTCGTTCTCTCCTCATTTTTTGATTTTCTGCAATGCTTGCAAAAGAAGCGTCTCTTGCACATTCTTTATGATACTTTTGAGCCGCAGACTTTTTAATCATTGGCTCTCCGCACCATTGGCAAGTGGTTCTTACTGGTACAAATCTATGACTTTCGCTCAATGCTTTTCGTCTTGCTCTTTTTCGCTCCAGTGAAACTTTCCTTTTGCAATCTGAACAATATTTTTTTGCAGGATTGACTGCACCAAGTAGGATGCCGCAACGCTCGCAGTATTTAATTTCCATGCTGCATCTCCTTCAATCTGGCTTCCCGGTTATGCCGTTCAAAGCACTGGTTCAGCATCTTTTCCATCCACAGCACCTTGTTGGCTTCGTTCCGGGACACGCCCTCCGCCATCGCAAGCTTCAACCTGCGCTTCCGACTCGGTGCTTTGTAAAAATACGTCACCAACACTCACCAGCCTTTTTGGTGATGAAAGCGGGCACGTTCCTGCCGGTAGCCCGGCACAGGCAGACACACTTGGCGATCCAAATGTTCCAATCCGGCGTATAAAATGCGCAATCGGATTTCTTTGATTCTGCTTCTTCATACGGTCTAATGTAAGCTACGGTATAACCATCTGATCCAAACCACTCAATGCTATACCCGTCCAAACACAATCGGCTCATAATGCGCATTGCTAAGTGCTGCGCTTCCATGATTTCCGCTTCTGTCCACTTCAGCTTGTCCGCTTCGTAAGCCTTGACCGCTTCGTCAATGGCGTGGTGCGCTTCTTCCGGGTATTCAAGGTCTACCTTTAAGGTGATGATCTGTTCCATACCACTCATTTCCCCTCTCTTTCTTTCAACAGCTCTTCCAGAGCTTCTTTCACTTTAGCTTCTGCATTTTTAGGATCACGCTTACCGTTCAGGATTTTCCCCAAGTATTCCGGTGCGCATCCCATTTTTGCAGCAAGCTCTCTGATTTCGATGCTGTTAACGTGAAGCGTTCCCACAACATCGCCTGTCCACTTAGGAAGCAAATTTTTTCTCCTTTCTTGTTCTAGTACTTGAACTTTTTGAAAGAATATGATAATATTATGGTGTCAAGCAAAAACATTATCGAACGTTCTTCTATTTGTTCAAAGTCTTTAATTTGTTCTACCGACTGAACCCGGTAGCCTTATTAAAGCACAAGTAGTAGAACTTTTCAAGTGTTTTTGTTCAAGTGGTAGAACTTTGTCATCTTGTACAAACACTGGAGGTATGTTTTGTGTTTTTTGACAATTTCGTAAGGCTATGCGAACAAAAGGGAGTAAAGCCGTCTCGTGCTTTGACTGAAGCTGGCGTTCCGAAATCTGCTTATAGCTATTGGAGAACCGAAGCAAATGCAGGAAACGATGCAAAGCCGACCAATCAAAATGCCGTTAAGCTAGCACAGTATTTCGATGTTACGGTTGACTATCTTCTTACTGGCAACCAAAAAGAAAACCCGCCCCAGCAGCCGCAAAGTGAAGCCGATGCAGCATTGGAGCGGATTAGAAGAAAACTTGAATCCATGCCGAAGGAACAGCGTGAGGCGCTGATGAACCTGATCGAAAAGATGTAACGGTCATGCCCGGTAAAATAAAAGAATCCCTTGTGCCGGGCTGGTATAGCTCTGCGCAAGGGATTTTCTGTTACTCTAGGTCTAGGGCTTGCTCTGCTGCCGGAATCTTTTCCGGGTGTTCCAGCAGCCATGCAATAAATCGGTCAATCTTGGCTCTTTCCTGTTCACTCATTGTGTCATATCCTCCCGATCGGTAAGTACGGACGTTCATTTGATATGATTATACACCTTTCAGTTGTCAAGTCAATGCGTTTTTAACAACTTTGTGAAAATCGAGTGTTTTCTTCACATCCATTACTTTGTATCAGGGAAGCCAAAAATTGCAATGACAATGATTAAGAGCCATATTAAATTTAAGTTACCCTTTGCTTTGTAACATTCCGTTGAGCATGGAACGAAAGGGATTTTCGGGTAGCTTGTCAATCACATCTGCTTTGACGAGCGCATTTGTGCTGATACTGTGCGAAACATTGTTTAGCTGCACAATGGCATCGTCCAAGTCTTTTACGGTTGCTCCACGCCTTTCCATTGACTGAAGGAAAGTTTTCACTTCTTCAAGAACGACAGGGTTTTCGGTTTTATAGAATCCGTTCGTAAAGTCCATCTTTCCTCCAATCACAGCTCTACGAGCTGTCCGTCAATGCGTTCGATGTTGTCTGCCGGGTCTCGTCCATCGTCTAAGGCGGCTACGGCACGTTCCAAAATGCCTTTTGCTTCGAGGTAAGCATCTTTATCAGCTTCGTACCCAGAAAGGCTCATGACAAGCTCCAGCGTCCGTCTACGAGCGTATGGGACAATCAAATCATCTACGGTTCGGATCATTAGCTTTCCTCCCATGGTTCAGGTGTGTGTGGTTGCCCATCGGGAACGCTAGCGGGCATTCCGTCGATGATCGGCATACGTTCATGGTTCCAGATTACAGTTTCTCTCATTTTTGTTCCCTTCCTCTTTGGAATTTTTTGACAATACAGTTATAACACAGGCTGCTGTTGGTTCTCCATAGCAGCTTTTTCCATTTTTTGGCTTGTCGAATCTAGCAGTTTTGCCGGATTTTGTTGAAAGGGTGAGAATTTATGGATGAATATTTAGTAAGAACAGCCAAAGCATTAGAGATAGCTCGAATGCGTTCTGGCTTGAGCCAGCAGAAGTTGGCGGCAAAAATGGGCGTAAATCGTGGCACGATAGCAAATTGGGAGCAAGGTCTGGCAGCCATTTCCCTTCCGATGGCTATGCGCTGGTTCACCTGCTGCGGCGTATCGGTGGCTCGATATATGGACGCTTGCATTCATCCGGGGCTGCTGGATCACTTGGAAGATGACCTTTCCGATCTGGAGAAACGGCGGATTCTCATAGATGCCATGATGGAGTGTTCCTCCTATGAGATAGATGCCTTGCTATACATCAGGTACGGAGATCACGGTTCAGACCACATCGGCGTGCTGACGGAAATTCTGGCAAACCTCCACACGCCGTTGAAGGACAGGGTAGCTGTCTGCCGGATGGTGTCCGGTAGCTATGAGATGGCACAGGCCACCGGAACAGACCCAGACCCGAACGGAACAGCCCCAAAGATGGAAATTCTCTATCAGGCGCAGGACGCCGGAACAGAAGCTGCTATGAAGTCTAACGATTCCTATACTGTGAATCCCAATAATATAAGTGGTTGATCGCCGAATTATCGTTACTTTTGTTGGATATAGGGGGACACGCTCCACATTTTGTACACAATAGACCTGTTATAAATATAGTTTTGGATTATCATTTTGTCCCCCATAGGCTCGTAAATGGCAGATTTTCGTAGATGTAATTAACGAACTTGCGTGAAATTTTCGTTCACCAAAGCGTGACTTGTCAATTCGTCCCCTATTGGTGTGATTGCACTCCATTTTCTGTACACGATAGAACCGTCAAATAGATTATAGGGTTTGATGGACATTTCTTATTCAGCAAAAGAAGCTGTCGTTTTCAACAATCTGCCCGTTGAAGAGAAGAAATTGTTGAAAATGTATCGTCGTCACTATTTGATGATGATTATTTATCTCTTGTTTATCTCTTGTTTATATATATAGTAAGAACGTGTACAAAAAGTGGAGCATTGTGTACATAAAGTGGAGGAACGTGTACAAGAAGTGGAGGGTATCGTGTACAAAAAGTGGAGTATCGTGTACAGAATGTGGAAGTCGATTGTTGAAAAATAATTGTGTACAGAATCATTGACGTGTACACGATACGGTGGTATAATAGGGTAGAAAAAATGAGGTGATGCAATGCCAGAATTGACAGGAAACAACCTTGTCGAAAAGAGCAAGGCATTGGTTTGGGCGAAGTTTACGGACTACACAGCAGGCGAGCTTCGGCTGCTTGAGGTCTATCTGAGCCGTATCAATCCGAGAGACCCCGAAAGCTCTAACGTGTCGTTTACGCTGGCTGAATATTGCAAACTGCTGGATTTGAAGCTCAATTCAAAGAACTTGAAGTCGCAGGTTAAACACTTTTTGGGCAACGTGGTTTCAGTACCACTGAATGCAGATGGAACAGAATATGTGATGTATCCGCTGTTCACAAAGGCAGAGGTCAAATTTAATCGAGAATCCTTGTCCTATGACGTTTCAATCAACTGTAATCCTGACTTGCGGCCTGTGTTTTTCGACATTGCAAGAAGCGGCTACGTCAAATACCGTCTGCGCTATACGATTGGGATGAAGCAGCAAGCATCTATTCTGATGTACAGCATGATTCGAGATTGGATGAATCGCTCTCTAACATCGAACAAGATTGGTTTGAAGCAGCTGCGCGACCACTTGGGGGCAAACGATGCAAGTTATGACGACTTCCGGGCTTTACGCCGCAGAGTTCTTGAACCAGCAGTGGAAGAGATCAGCAACGTTTCAGACATTGTCGTTGACTTTGAAAAGATTTGCACAGGGCGAAAGGTAGTAGCAGTTGAGTTTCGATTCGGTTACAAATCCAAGCAGCCTGTCATAGATGCCGATTCTAGCGAGGTTGATTGTGAGACGACTAATTCTAAGCCGGAAGTCAAAAAAGCCGCCAGAAAGCCCCGCGCAAGCGGATACGAAGGGTACGACTGGTCTGTGTGCGATGTGCTGTCGGTTCAAGAGTGTATCGAGGTCGCAAAGGTAGTTGAGGTAAAGATGATGGAAGAGCATCCATCTATCAAGCTACCAAAGCGGAGAGATGCAGTCTACGACATCGTAAAGGCTGCGTGTACAGATATTCTTTCAATCAACCGTGACCCTTGGCCTGACCACCCGAAGCGGTATCTGATTGGCAGCTTGAAGAAAGACGGTGCGATTGAAGAGTATCTTCCGGCTTTCTATGAGATTGACGCATTGCAAAAGTAGCCAGATGCAGCACATTATGCAGAATGAGCACAGTGGGCAGATAAAGCAGAAAGGAGCGGTATGAAGAAGCAGGAAATTGTGTGGTATTCCGTTAAAGATGATGGGATGCCAACACCAGAAATCATTGAAAGAACGAAAGGTCGGTTCTTGTGTTCGGTAAAAACGGCCTATCTGAAAGATGAATCTATAACGGCAACAAACACAGTCGCAGCGTTTATTGAAAAAGGCGAGTTTGTAAACACATCGTTTCAAAGGTTGAACATTTCTTCGTGCGCTTGCTTTATTGCAAGAGTGGAAGCGTGGGCAGAAATGCCGATATACGAATAAAGAAAGAGTGATAAAATGGCAAAAATCATAGCTGTCGCCAACCAAAAGGGCGGCACAGGAAAGACTACCACAAGCACCTGTCTGGCTGGTGCGTTGCAGTTGCTTGGCAAGAAGGTCTTGCTGGTGGACTGCGATGCCCAGTGCAACGCAACGGACACCTATGGCGCACAGACAGAGGACGTATGCACCCTGTTTGACGTGATGACCCGGCAAGGAACGGTCGAAGAAGGAATCCAGCACTGTGAAGCTGGTGACATCCTTCCGTCCGACAGTGCATTGAAGGACATTGATGAGCAGCTTGTGCGGGACATGGGCAAGAACTTCCGGCTGCGAGAAGCCCTTGAAAGCGTGTCCGGGCAGTACGATTATATTGTGCTGGACACTCCCCCGCAGCTTGGTCTTGCGCTTGTGAACGCGCTGATCGCCGCCAACAGTATCATCGTGCCTATCACGGCAGACCGATATGCACTGGCTGGTTTGAGCCAGCTTTCGCAGACCATCGGTGATGTTCGCAGATACTTCAATCCGACTTTGAAGATTGAAGGATTGCTCTTGAACCAGTACAAGAGCAGAGAGAACCTGTCCAAAGAGGTTGTGGAACAGCTTCCTGTGATTGCACAGAGTATGGGAACAACCCTGCTGGACGTGAAGATTAGACCGTCTATGGGCGTTCGTAAGGCTCAGGCAGAGCGCCACAGCCTGTTTAGTGGCGACACGGCAAAGAGTACCAGCGCAGAAGATTTCAAGGCGTTGGCGCAGATGATTGTGGAGGGGGATACAAAATGAGCAACAAGATATGGCATAGTGCGAAGTACGACCCGCCGAAACCTAGTTCGTACAAGGGAACGACTTGTTTTTTGGTATATACTAAAGACGGGTATCGTCTTACAGCGAATCGTATTTACAACGTGCATACCAATGAGTATCAGTGGTTGGACGTCCAAACTGGTTTGCGTACGCTCGATGTAGAATACTGGACGGAAGTACCGAAAGAACCTTGCAAAGAAAACATAGCAACCGTTCAGCTGAGTAAAGATGAATTGATGGGAATTGTAGAAAAAATCAATTCCGCAAGAGGAATCCCGGAACAGGTTCTAAAGGCTTTAGGAATAGGCGGTAAGGAGGAGAAAGAAGAATGAAATCAACCAGCAAAAAATCCTCAGGTCTGCTTGGCGGCTTTGATTTCCAGCCTATTTTTTCGGAACAGCCATTAAGCCGAAGTGAGCCAAAGGTAGAAGAAGCAAGCCAAGCAAAGCCGAACGAAGCCGAACAAGCACAGATTAAGCCTAGTGAAGCCACAGACAGCCATACACGGCCTAATGAAGCACAGTTAAGCAATATTAAGCCGAAGCAAGCTAAAGACAGCGAAACACAGCCGAACAATGCCGTAGTAAGCGAAAGTAAGCCAAAGAAGCTGAAACAGGCGAAGGAAGTTCAACGTCTTATCGAACAAGGCGATGTTCCCGGCGCACTAGCCGAAGCTGGCTTGACAAAGAAAAAAATCCCGATGCCGGAATCGCATCAGGGCGTTGCAAGTGGTGATGGCAAGCGTTCCAAGCGCATTACCATCCTTATGAGCGAGGAAGAGCGCAAGTACATCAACCGTGAAGCCAGACGGCACGGAATGACGATTGGGCAGTTCGTGTACGCTCTTGCGGTTGCGGCGGCAGAAGGAAAGATTGAATTGGAGGATTTCTTAGATGAATGACGTATGGATTGACATTGGGCAGAAATATGAAGCAATGGCAAATATGGGATGCAAGCCTTATGGCTTCAAGCGGGTTCCATCAAATTTTGTGTTTGACGAAGACAAGTCGGTAAAGTGGAACAAAGAGCAAGCGCAAAAGAATAACGATGATTACGACAATGAAGTTAAGCGGCTGAATCAAGAGAAAATGAAGCGTAGGGATGAAATCTACGCAGAGATTTATAAGACAATTCAAGAAGAAGTCGGTTTTGGGATTTCAGAAAAGAAAGCGGAAAAAATTTGGGAGTACGCTTACGATAGAGGGCATTCAGCAGGATGGTATGAAATAATCGTAAATTTGGAAGAAATTGAAGAATTTGCAAAGTTCATATTGGATAAAAAGAACTGAGTTGGAGGATTTATTGGATGAACGATAGTGAACGACACCTTATTCGATTTGTTTGCGATGGCGATATGCGAAACGCGCAAAAAGCCGTTAAAATCATTTTGAATTCTATATCATCCAAAAAAGATGAGCAGTTCAAGGAAAATATGTTTCGCAAGTTGGAAAGCAAAAGAGAATTTATTGAATTGCCATATAACTTACAGCATCTTTTGATCGCAGAGGATACAGAAGAATTTCCAGAAGCAAGATTCCTTCTTAGGAACGAAGAAAAAAGTATAACGCAGAAAATCGTTGCTATTTATCGAGCATCTGAAAAATTGAACGAAATGGGCATTCCTTATTTGCCAGCATTGATGCTTTATGGGCAAAGTGGATGCGGGAAAACCATGCTGGCTAGGTATATCGCGCATAAAGCAAAACTTCCGTTTTTGAGGATTCAATTTTCAAGTCTAGTTGATTCGCACTTGGGGCAAACACAATCTAACCTTGCAAGAATTTTTGATTATGTGAGAACTGCTCCTTGCGTTCTTTGTTTTGATGAAATAGATGCAGTTGGAATGGCTCGTGGGCAAAAAGATGACGTTGGGGAAATGAACCGTGTGGTTATCGCGATTATGCAGGAAATGGATAGATTGCCGAACAATGTAATTATTATTGGAACGACAAACCGATTTGATAGGCTCGACCCTGCGCTTATAAGAAGATTTCCGTTGCAATACGAATTAAAGCCGTTGTGCCGTGCGGATGCAGAAATACTTTCTAAAAGGTTCTTTGAATATGCAGGAGCACAATATGAAAACATAGCTTATGAAGATTACGTCCCAGCATCTACGGTTATCAAAGAATGTACAGAACGAATTGTAAATCAAGTTCTGAATCAAGAGGATTTCTTGGAGGATTGACGAATGGGCGTAACCATCAAATGCAAAAAGACTGGGCGTGAAATGGATGTGGGCTATTTCGGGTTTTTCAAGTTGAGAACGAAGGTTGCAGAACTTGTTGGTTCGGAAGTCGGAGAGCACTATAAAAAACTTGATGACATTCTCGACATACCATCTCCCGAAAAAGAACACGTTCTAGAATCATACAATGACGAAACAGAGCGATTGGTTGAAAGCAAAATGCTTCCGATTAAAATTGCAGATTTCCTTTATCAATCGGACTGTGACGGAAAAATCCGATATGGTGCCTGCAAGGAAATCTTAAAAGTTATAGGTGATTATGACGATAGCATTATTTACGGATATGCTGGTAGAGAAAACCCCGCAAAGTTCAAAGACTTCAAAGAAATCCTTCAAGATTGTGTAGGCAATAAGTGCTTTATGATTTGGAGATAACAATAAACCCCTGTGTAGTCACAATGACCGCACAGGGGTTCTGTTTTACTTATCAGCAATGCAATCCCAGTAGAGATACGCCTTGCCATCTGCAGCATCTGCGTCTTCAAGGAACGCCTTTGCCATGTCAGCGTAGAAGCCCGGAGTGTCAACGGACTGACGCTTTGCGACCTGACAATAATCCGAGTACATCATGTTCATGACCGCCCAGAAATCGTTCGGGTCACAGTTGATGTTACGCTGTTTGGCAACGTCCTGTGTCTGTTCCAGCGTCCAGTGACAGCCTTTTGTGCCGTCAGCATTCACCATGCTGTCGCACCATTCCTCAGCTTCATCGTGGGTAAGGTGCTGGCGTGGCATCTTGATGGAGCGGCTATCTGCACCGCCGCGTTCGTACTGGCCAGACCGCTTGTCCCAGTCTCCGTTCTGTGAAAAACCGATTTGCGGCATTCTGCGTCCATTTTCTACGTCAGGATAGTGGGGGATAGGGTAGGGGTCGATGTAACGGTTCTCCTCCTGCGGATAGTAGGGATAACGGTCGTTGCCACCTTCCAGCTTACGCAGACGGCGTTCCAGCTCGCGCTCCCTGCGATCACGCTCTTCCTCAAGGCGGTCACGTTCCGGCTCACGGTTTTTGTCGTGGTCGCGGAGCATCATCATGCGGCGAAAATTGTTCTTGCCCATAATCTATACCTCCTCAAGAAATAGATGCAGGCGCACCAGCGTGGGAGCGGCAGAAGCAGCCAAGATATTTGAACGTGCCGGTGCCGGTCGCAGACGTTGCCACACGGGTAGCATAGCGGGTGCGAGTGTGGATACTCTCAGCAGTTGCCTGAGCGCAGTTGCAGTCGGTCAGAGGGTATGCGGTCGTACCTGCACCGATGGTAATGACCACAGGGGCGTTGATGGTGGTCGTGTCCGGCAAAGCCTGAGCAATGACCAGACAATATTTTTCTCCCGCTGCGTAAGAGCCAGCAGGGATATTGATGGTCAGCGTGTCATTGGCGAACGTCACCGACTGGCTCAAGACCAGATGGGGGCAGAGTTTGCAGCTTGTTTTGCAAGCCATAATGTTTTCCTCCTAAAAAATCAGGGGCAGAGGTGTCTTACCCCTGCCCCGATGGTTCACCCGGTGTTATCGGGGAGTGTGTTGGTTAGCAGCAGCCGCAGCAATTCACGCCCAAGTTGGGGTTTGCCACCTGATAAGCGGGAATCGGACGAGGATTGACCCGGTTCAGGATGGTATCGGTCTGGGCGCTCATCGCGGAGGTCAGAAGCGCATTCTGGCGATCCTGAGAAGCGGCGAACTTCAGGCTCTGGTTCTCAGCGGTCAGAGTGGCAATCTTGTCCTGCGTGAAGTAGTCCATCATGCTGCGGAAGTTGGCGTTGCAGTTGTCCACGATGGCGCGGGCATTGTCTGCGATGGCCTGACGGGTAGCGCAGTCCTCCGTTGCAATGGTGTACTTCAGGTCGCCGACCAACTGCTTGTTCTCGCAGCAGCAAGATGCAAGCTGCGTGGCAAGTGCGGTCTGACCGGCCTGCCGTGCGTTGCCTTCCTGCATGATGGCAAGGCTGATGGCGTTGTCGCCGTTGGACACGCTGCGTTCCAAGCCGTTCACCAGCTGTGCGTTCTGGTAGCCAAGCTGACAGATGGCGCTGTTCACGCCAGCAAAGCCGTTCGCGATGTTGGTGTTGACGCCGTTCATCTGTGCCAGCTGGTCATAGCCCAGAGAGCAGATGCCGCTCTGGATTCCCGCCAGAGAGCGGGAGGTATCCTGCTGATAGAAGCCCTCAGACAGAGCCGCGCGGGTGTCGTTGCCACCCTGCCCGGTTGCGCCAGTGCCGACCAGATAGGGGATGTAGCTGTTCATGCCGTTGTCACCACCGTTCCGGCCATAGCCGTTTGTGCCCCAGCCGAAGATGATGGCAAGGATGATAACCGCCCACAGACCTTCGTTGCCGAAGAATCCGCCGTTGTTATTGCCGCCGTCCTGCCCAGCCAGATAGCCAGTTGCAAAATCGTCCATAACAAAACTCCTTTCAGTTTTGCGTTATGCTATCCCACCGCCGTGTGCGATGGGCAAAGCCAAACAAAAGCGGTTTTTGTCAAGTCCGCAAAACTGAGAAGCGTTTCGCTTAGAAGAATGCTTATTTTAGGATTGTTAAGTCAGCTTGTAAGGTTGTCTTTTTTGTCTTTTGGGTCATCCCAATTTTTGCTGGCAGCACCGAAAATAAAGCCAAGCATTAAAGGAACCCATATTTTGTCATTGCCACACAGATTGTTGATGTCAAAATCTTTTTCGGAATGGCTGTTTTCAAAATCATCCAT